TACCGTTTATTTGATTTTGTGCTTTGCCAAATGCTTGTAATATTGTATCGGTTGCTGTTATTGCTGCACCTGTAATTGATAAACCTGTTAATATTTTACCTATTACAGCAGTGTTTGAAAGAGTAATAGCAACAGAACCGGGTCCTGTAGCAGTAGCTTCACCCGTAAGGGCTGTGATATAATTGCCTGCATTCTGCTTACCATTAAACGTAATCCAATCTGCAGAAGATAAGTACCCATCTTGTGTACCATTTGCTACCTGAATGGAGAATACACCTGTATTAGAATCAAAAAATAAAGGAGAAGTTGCTGAATAAACAGGTAAGCTAACCCATAGAACGCCCGTTCCTGTACTGCTTAATACTTTACCTGCAGTACCAACCGATGCGGTTCCATCGGTTAATGTTCCGTCAATAGTTAAATCAGTAGAAAAGGTAGCTGTATCTGAGCTGACATCTAATGCAATAAGGTTTGACGTTAGAATAATGTCAAGCGTTGATGTGTTGCCTGCAGTTAAAACTTGTTGTAAATCAGGAATAACTGTAGGGATAGTGTACCATTCAACATCAAATCCTGTGCTTGTAAGAACTTGACCTGCCGTTCCAATTGAAGTATTAACATCATAAAGACCGCCCGTAATATGAGTGTCTCCTGTTAAAAAACTATCTAAAATGGTTGCAATACTACTTACATCTAAGTCTGTGGTGTAGATTGTTCCTGTAAGATTAATATCTTGAGTGGCAGTATTCCCGTAATTTAAAACACCCTGTAAATTATTTGCAGGAATATTTGGAAGAAATAAAGTTAATAGTTCCTGTAAAGTAAAGTTATATGTCCCATCATCAGGAGTACCACCAACACTTGTTCCGATTAGTTTATCTGCTAACTTAGGAACAGGAGCTACATCGTATGTACTAATCTTTGACATATTATATAAAGTTTAATGTACTATATTCAATACGTCACCGTTTCTATAAAGTTGACCTATAACTAACCCACCTGCCAATGCTGCTGCATTAGTTGCATATACGGGTACCGAAGCAATTATCATTGCAGGACCATTAAAGTTTGCTTCAAACAATGCCAATAAATCTGCTAACGTAAAATTATAGGTTGCATCAACAGGCGGACCAACAACATTAGTACCTATTAACTTATCGGTTAATATAGGTAGAGTTGCATTTGGGTATGAATTAATTTTTCCCATTTTATTTTTCTTTTTGTGTTACTTCCCCTGTTTGTATATTAATCACTGAATCAGTGCCATACTTTTCAATAAGAATCTTCTCGTTGTTAGAGAATGCTTCTCTGATTTTTTCTGCTTGAAGAACAAGATTTTGCTTTTGCAATTCATATTCTCCAATACTCATCTTGATTTTATTGTACTCTAAAGTACCTGTCTTAATGAACTCTAATTCTTGTTCTGTTAATTTTACTGTTTTCATTTGATTTAAATTTAATTTATACAAATATAGTAAATAAAAATTATCATTTAAGAGCACATCTTCTTAGAATATACCACGTAATGGGTATGAATAAAAGCCATAACAATACCCAATAGTTTGCTTTCTTCTCAACTTTTTTGTCAAACACTTTTGATTTTAAATCTTTCTTTACTATAACTTTTTTCTCAGACGATTGGGAAACAGTAATCTTAGACGTATCCACTACTTGTCTACGTGTTTTTTTAAGTCTAACTATAGCGTTATAGTATTTTTTGTCGCCTATTATCATAGGTTGAGTAGCATCAATTGGTACTATCTCAACCTCATTAACATCCTCTTTAATAGAAATAGCGTTCTGCTTTACAGATACGCTATCCTTCTTTTCAACAGCAGTGCTGTCAATGCGTGTTTCAACTTGTGTTTTGTTTACTGCTACTTTCCTAGATGCACAAGAGAATAATGATAAACTAAGTAATAGCAGTATAAAATTTTTTGCCATTAACTAATTAATAATTCAATGATTTCATTTTTATTTATTGCTTTTTGCATTTGTTTTATTAAATTGCTTTCCATAGTACCTTGAATCCAATTACGTATTTTACCAAACGTAGATACTTTGTTTACAAATCTATTTTTAGCAACTAAGATACAGCCCTCTGTATTTTCGTGAGTGTTACCTCCATGAATACGGATACCTGCAAAACCTTTTACATTAAGCACTTCCGGCATTAACCTTTTAAACCTATTGCTTATTGATAAGATAACACGATAGTCACCTGATGGCATAGCGGTCTGCTTTGCTACTTTAGTAGATTTAATAATTTTTAAATCCTGCAATTGACTTAACTTCCTATCGTAATCTTCAAGTGTATAACAAAAAAACTTGTCATCTACGTACATAGAGCCAAGAGTTTCTGTTTCGCTAAAAAATTCACGAACTACTTTTATTTTCATTTCTTAAATATCTTTTCTGCCGATGTCATGCCTAATGCTGCACCGGCTAATGTTGCAACTGATATGATAACAGTTTCACTTGGCTTGTGTACCAAATTAATAGATAAAGCCAATACACAGATAAATCCACATAAACGCTTCATGCTTAAACTTCCATTATCATCACAAAAAAATTGTCTCATCGTCCTTGACCTCTATATTTTTTTTTATAAAGTTTGCTTGTTTTATTGCTACTAGTTTTGCTTTTAGCAGCCACGCCTCTTTTGTTAGATTTTTTAACGTAAAAACTTACGTTCATTATCTTTGCCATTATTTATTATTCTTTTACGGGTATAATAGTACCAACAGGATAGGTTGCACCAACAGGGGCTTGTGTAACTGATGTTTCACCTTCCACCACCCGAAACGACCTGCGTAATGGAACTGCAGCCTCATTGATTGGACCATAGCACTCTGCTAATGTAACGCCATTAACTTTTTCTTCTAAAACTTTGCATGGCATACAGAACATATTGCTCATGCCTTGCGTTTTAGTAATCACAAATGAGCGGTTAACAGTAGGCAGTACATCCCAAGTAGGTGCTTGAGGAACGCTATCTAAATACCAAAAATAAGACCATACTGTTTTGTCTGTGCTATCGGGCGTGATTGATGGATTACCAACTAGCATAGTATTAGCCAATGAAAAGCCATCCAATACAGGACATATTGATTTTCCTTCTAGGAATGTCTTGCCCTGCACAACAATTGAACGACCTGTCAACTCAGCTCCCGATGCACCGCAAAAAGCAAACTTTCCTTTTACTAAAGCTAATGCCTTATCGTTAACAGATTTTGGTTCATCTTGAGTAAGGATAATAGCAGCTATTGTCAAAATGATTGCTAACACTATTATTATGTTTCTCATAATTAATTATTTTCCCACTGAATAAACCCATCTAATGTAATGTTTAAATTTTCTTTAAACCATGCTTGTGCATCAGGATACAAGTTAGCAGTAACAATGCTAGGGGCAATAGCTATGCCTGTTGATGCCCATTGTGACCATTGAACTACACCTGCTTCATAATCATTGCTAGGCTCATTACCATTTGTATAAAGTTGCGGAGATAAATAGTCAATATTCTTTGATGATAATATCGCAGTCATAAAGTCCTCAGCGTCGGGAAATCCGTAAGGACTTGTATGGCTTACCGTAACTATAACTTGCTTACCGAGTGTTTTTAAAGCTGCAAAACAAGCCTCAAAATCTTCAGCAAGTCCTGCATCACCCTCCTCACAATCAAAGACTACGCCCCAATAATCACCAATATCGCCATTGTTAATAGCCTCAAGATTTGCCTGTAATGTTTCAGCAGTCCAATGTCCTGATGTATTACCACCCCCTAGAGATAAAAATTTGGCAGGAGGCAAAGTATCAAATATTGCTTCTGAATTACTCAAAGCTGTAGCAATGTCTGTCCATCCGCTGAAAGCTATACCTACATTAATCCCTTCAGGGTAATTAGTTCCGGGACTCCATGTTTGAATCCACATTCCAATGATTTCTTTCATCCTTTTAACTTTTTAGTTGCACTGTAATAATATCTAATAGCAAAGCCTCCTGAAACTATGGCAACCAATGAGGCTATCAGAGTTACTAAAGGTTGAAAATTTGCTATGCTCAATAATGCACTTGAGATACTTACTATTGTTGCCGTGTCAGCATAACCATGGTTTGTCATATAGTTTATTTTTAAAACTGTTACCAAAGGGCGTTAACAAGTGTTGCTGTTGTGCCTGTGCTTCTTAATTTTAGCACCTGAATAGGAAGCGTTGTTCCTGCAGGAACACCTGCAAAAGTAATTTGGTCATTCCCTATTGTAATAACGGAAACATTACCCGTTCCACCTACATATAGAAAAGCACCCGGATTACTCATTCCTGATTGAGGAGACTCAGGGTAAACTATATAAGCCTGAGCAGTTGAAGTAAAGATGTCTGCATTTAAAGTAAGTTGAGTCTCACTATCAACAGTAACAACTGTTGCTGCTGTGCCTGCTGTATCATTGTGAACAATGTCACCTGTAGCTACATTATTTGTAATGAATGTTGCAGCAGAGTCAATCAGCTTGAATGCTGTTGCTGTTGTGTTTGTTCCTGACTCAGCCAAGCCGGGATAAGGAATGTTTGCATTATCCGAAGGGTGTGCTCTTAGCGACCTTGAAAATGTTGTTTTAAAAACTGACATATTTTTATTTTTTATCTTGATAAGGGAATACTCTGTTTAATGCGTCTCTACGTGCTTTACAGCCACAATCTTTGCCTGCAGCTTTAGCTACAGTCTCAACCACCCTTTTAATTCCGGTAGCTGTAGTTATTTTCTCAATCGTGTCTCCAAGACCTCTACTTTTTATTTGTTGTTGCATTTGATTTAATTTTTTTTATATTCTCCTGAAGCCCATTTGCTTGCTGTTTTTTCATCTTTAAATCTATAAACCTCACCTCTTGCAAATGCTGTATCTTGAGCTTCTCTATGTGGTAACTCTATCCAATCTTTAGGGTTATGTGACTTTGTTCCTTTTCTATCCTTTGGATATACTGTAGGATAAGCAAATGCACCCTTATCATCTGTAGCAGTCCCCATCTTATGGCTTGACCTTGTTCCATCATTATTTTGACGATATTCATTTTTAACATTATCCCATCTCTTAGCTTTTTGCCTAAGTTCATCTTTGGGTTGTTGATTTTTTTGAATAATTTTTATTGGTTCAGCCATGTTTTAAACATTTGAAACTCTTCTACCCATGCCAACTCTTGACTTCTCAGCTTTCTTTGCAGATAACTTTGATGGGCTTATCTCTGACTTTGTTGTTGGTGTCTTTGAAGACACCCTATTTGTTGGTCTACAATACTCATTGCTACCACCTGCACCGCAGGCTTTACCGCTTTTAGTATCTTGCCACTTCTCTTTCTCCCACCTCTTTAAGTTACTACCTGCTTCAGTTTTTCTAACAACACCTGAACCTTTGCGACACTTAGCAATTGCTTGTGATGCACGGGCAGATGGGAATACATCATACGATGCTTTAACTTTTCGGTAACAAGCGTCCTTTGGCATCTTACTTCTTTTTCTTTGGAATAACTCCCCTAGCCATTAACACATCTTTCTTGGTAACTTTGCCATCACCACTAACATCGGGAAATGATTTCTTTGCTTTGCTTGCATTCCCCTTGAGGAACTTCATAGGACCGTCTAATGATTTCTTAGACTCGTACTTTGCTGCTTTTTTTACAATGTTTTTCATAATTTTTTATCACGCCTTCTAACACGAGGCTCATACTCAAGACCTGTACTACGCTCAATCTTTCTTTCCCCTCTTCTTATCTCTCTGTTTTCCTGTCTTGCAGCCTGCCTTTTCATCCTAGTTTCTTTGTCTCCAAAGTATGTAGGTGCTAATGGATAATCTCTGTTCATAACTTTAATATTTACCTCTACGGTTTTTAGGATTACTTGTGGTGGCTCCACCCGGACCCGCCCATAAATTTTTACAAGCCCAATATCTAGGAGTTAACTTGTCAGTAGCCGTGTCGCAACTATGTCGTGCCTTGAAACTCTTACGTGCCGCAGGGCTGTAGTTGTTTCCGTAGCCTTTTGCTCCAAAGTGTAAGAGTTTTTCTTCTCCACCGGAACAGGCTTTTACCATCCTCTTCTTCCCGGGTCTATCCGATGGAACAGGACTATTGCATTTCATATTTGACTTGTTAGCCATGTAAATTAATGCCTAAAATCTCTATTCTTGTTGCCCGGGTCAGGGTCAACTACATCTTTTTTCTTTAGCTCAGGCTTCACATACACATCATTAACCTCTTCTGCCTTTGCAACCTCAACTAACACCTCTTCTGAGGCATCAATTGTTACGTCCTTAGACTTTTTTAATCCTCCTGCCATGTTATTTTGATTTTTTACCCATTTTTTTTGCTACGCCACCTGCTTTGATTGCAGACTTTGCTCCTTTTGAAGGAACACCACCTGACATTGCTAATGGTTTTGCTTTTAATGCACCCTTAATTGAAGGACCTGCAGGTCCTGATGGCATCTGCATTCTTGAAGAAGCCGGTAAGTTTGGAGTTGATTTCATGATTTTGTTTTTTTAAATTGATTTCCTAGTGTATTACCGATGCCCTGAAGACCTTGAAGACCTTGAACTCTGCCAACAGCGGCTTGGTATTTTTTTCTATTACGACCCAAGTTATCCTTCAACCTTTCTTTGCCCTCTTGAATAGATTTTACCTTTTCAGCTTGGGCATTTTTGAAAGTAATAGCATCCAATTTTTGTTGGAGGCTAGTTAATGTTGGTTCCTTCTTTTCAGTTGCCATAATAAAAATGTAATTTTGATATACAAATGTAATAAAATTTAATTAAATGAAAACACAAACAAATGACTACTTAAAGTTTTGGAGAGTTATCCGATACTACATGAAATCCAAGCATGGTTTAGGTCAAGCCGACCTTGACATGATACTATTTTTATACTCAGAAGGCTATTTTGGCAAAGAAAAGTTTGATGAATTTGCTCAACTTGTAAGTTGGGAACTCGGAAGATTTGAACGCCTACGCCACGAAGGGTGGATTGAACGGTTCAGAAGAAAAGGTAAGGATGGTAAAGCACTTTATCAATTGAGTTATAAATCCACACGCATGGTATTGGACATCTATAGAAAACTAAACGGGGAAGAAATACCCGTTAGCATATCATACAACTCAATGTTCCATAAGAATGTTTGCTACAACGATAAGGTTTACCGGAACATGATTGTCCAAATGAACGCCTACCAAAAGGCAAACCCCTACCGTACACCACCCAAACAGGTAAAAGAAGAAGAAGACTAAAGAACCACAACTACGTCACGCTCAGAGATGATGGTATACTGACTGTCATCTATGAGCATCGTGAAGCTGTGACCCTTGTCGTAGTACAACTCGTCACCCTCCTCAATAACACTCACGTCAGTGCCGGGTGCTATCACGAAGGCACGTTTATAGCGTAGCTGATTGGTGTCCTCACCTGATAGTATTAGACCACTCTCCGTAGTAATGGTCTCTTGAATGTCTTTGACGATTATATATTTCCCAATTGGTGTCATATTTTTATTGTTGCTGCTCATAGGTACGAGCCATTGTGATAATTGCGTTAGTTGAAAGTATGGTTACTGCCACACTCACTGCGTTCTGCAGTGCACATCGTGTAACCTTTAGCGGGTCAATGACCCCCATCTCAATCAGGTCACCCATCTCACCTGTCTTTAAGTTGTATCCATGACCAATAGGAGTTTTGTCCTTGTACACGTCACTCGGCTTTAGACCTGCATTAGCCAATATCTGTTGAAAGGGAGCCATCAGTGCATTGCGAACAATAACAAGTGCGGCATTATACTCAACACTATTAGTCTCCTGCCCCAAGTCAGCACTCTCATCAAGCAATGCCTTGCCTGCTCCGGGCAATATACCCTCCTCTAATGCTGAACGTACAGCACAGACAGCGTCATCAACCCTGTCGTACAGCTCCTTCTGCTCTAGGTCAGTCTGACCACCCACAAAGATGACACCTATGCCACCCGTAAGTGATGCTATACGCTCCAAGATAAAGTCTTTGTCACCCTTCTTAGTCGCCTCCTTGTGTGCGTTCCACAACTGTTTAACACGCTCCTCAATAATACTTTCGTCAGACTTTGCTGCACTGCGAATGATGACCGTCTTGTCCTTGCTCACAATGACTTTACTTGCGTGACCCAAGTCACCGTAGTTGATGATGCTCAAGTCGTCACCCGTCTTCTCGCTGAAGTAGGTAGCACCCACACTTATCGCTATGTCATGCATCAGCTCGTGCTGCTTATAGCCAAAGTTGGGTGGCGGAACAGCCACAACCTTCAGGTTTCCCTTCATGCTGTTCGCTGCAAGCGTGTTTACCACGTTCGGATTGCACGGAGAGATAATGAGTAGCTTCTTGCCCTCACTAATAATTGGCTTCAACACGTTCTCAATCTGAAGTATGTTTGCTATCTCTATGTCAGCCACCAATATCATCACGTCCTCAAACACACACTCATCCTTCTTGGTGTCATTGATGAACAGCGGACTTAAATACCCCCTGTCAATCTTTAACCCCTTGGTCGTCTCGGCATACGTCTCAGCCGTTTGGCTTCGCTCAACCGTAACAATACCGGTCTTACCCACATCCTTGTACACCTCAGAGATAATACGACCTATCTCACGGTCATTATTTGCTGAGATAGATGCCACGTCTAATAGCATCGTACTGCTGACCTTCTTTGCCTTACGCTTTAGCTTGTCCACCACCTTAGCAGTTATGTCCACCATATGTCTTAGCACCTCAGTCCTGTTCATCTCGTCCTTGATATGCTCAAGACCCCCCAACACTAACCCCTCAGTCAGCACAATAGCAGTAGTCGTTCCATCACCCGCAGCAGTAGCGGTCTTATCTGCCGCCTCCTTCATCATCTTAACCGCAAGGTTCTCACTTGGGTCAATCAGGTCAATAGCTTTTGCCACAGTAACACCATCCTTAGTCACCGTAATACCGTGAGTATGATGCGGACTCTCAATCAAGACCGTGTTCCCACTTGGACCCAAAGTTGACTTGACAGCCTTTGACATTTTAATAACTCCACTGATTAATTTCTTGCGTCCCTCGTTTCCGAACTGCAAGTCCTTGGGTGAATACCCAATACCCGATGTCTCTACCATTTAATTTGATTTAATTTTTATACCACAAATATAATCAAATGTCAACAATTTTTATGCCATGTCGATTTTTTCTTAAATAATGTCGATTTTATTTTAAACAAAAGTGCCTTAACAATACCAACAACATAGATTATACTATGGTTTACCATAGAAATGACAGAATGTCGAAAATTTTTCCCCTACTACTACTATATATATTCCCCTCCTTTCTATTTTTTTTACACTACATTTCTTCTTTTTTTTCGACATTTTCGACATTAAAGAGATAAAGTATTAATAATAAGGAAGTTACAAAAATAAAATCGACATAAAATCGACATAAAAACAGGTATAAAATGTCAATCCTGACATTTATACATCAGAATCCTACAAAGGTATTATCTGATGTATGCATTAAATATAAACAAAGAAGGGGAGCCTAACTAAAGACACCCCTCATAAATTGGATGATAACCAAATCACATCTCAGAACCCTCAGACATTTCTGACCTCATGTTACCCAACATCACAGCCTCAGCATACATATTAATCTTTGTAGCACGCTTAACCTCACTCTTCAATTGGCACGCCTGATGAATGCCGGTCTGTCCGTCAGGGCGGTTGTTAATTAACATACCATCTTTCACAGTCAAACCGAAGTCCGACCCGTTCTGCTGATAAATACTGTTTGACAAGTCTGCCTTGTAAACAGAGTTTCCAAATTTTAACTTCATAATAATTGTTTTAAAACGTACACGAAATATTTCAGTCAAATATAAGAATTAATTACAAGTAGTGTTTGGGCTATATAGCGGTTTGGCGAGGCGAGCCCCGCAACGAAAACGCTTTTTTTTTGATGGGGTGGGGGGTCGGTTTCCTTTGCCCTTTGCTGATTTTTTGGCGTTTTCGCGTGTGTGTACCGTGCCCTGTGCCCTACATTGCGTGCCCCGTGCCCCCGTGCGTGCCCTGTTTGCCGTGCCCGTGCCCTGTGCGTGCGTCCTGTGTACGTCCCGCGTCCCTGTTTACCTGTTAAAACGTGTCTTTATAGACACTAAAGGGACTAAAAGAGAGGGCTTAATACCTTGCTCGTTCATTCTTCGTTCAAATTTTGTTCAATAAAAAATCCCGCTTAACTCATTCAGAACCAAACAAATTGAAAATAATTGAAAAAAAGTGAAAATAAAATTTGCATATATAAAGAATTAAACTAGATTTGAACATCGAATCAGCATGGAGCTGACTAGAATTAAACAAATAATCAAAAATATGAGCACATTACTAGCAATTGAGAGCCACTTCCTAACCACTGCAAACGCAATCGAGGGGCTTAAACTACGTGAATTGAGACGGTTAACCACTGCCGATTTGAACGCCACTAAGAAGAGATTTGAAACTAGCTTGCAATTATCGCAAATTGTGGCAGAGGGGTTTGAATGGTATAAATCTACAGCGGGCAAAGCGACCATGGCAAATGAGGGCATTACATGGAATGCTGAAGAATTTGCATTAAAAGTTTACGGATACCAAAAATCGTTTTTCTACAAATTGGTTAAGGCGGGAACGGTTGAAACGGTAAAGGTTGAAGAGTACAAAGAGTTTGAGCCTAACAATAGAACAATTGAGGGGTTATTAAAGTTTATCAAATCAGGTGGAGTAGACGCTGACAGTGAGGGTGGAAAAGATGGCGAAGAGTCTACAGAGAGACCGACCACGGTGTTGACATTCACGTACAAAACAGATGCGGGTAACGTGTCCGTACGGGTAGACTCAAACGGCGTGGTAAAGACCACCAATACAATCGAGCAAATCAATCAGGCAATTGCATTTTTAATATCATCTATCAACTAACCGTGTCTTTATAGACACTAAAAACCTAAAATTATGAGCAATCAAGGTATTGTTTACACGACTACAGGTGAACACCAAAGAGGCGTAGTGACTAACTATCATTCTAAGCCCGCCCCTTTATTCCTTAACAAGACTAAGCACGCAATTGACGTGTCGGGGCTTAAAAAATCAGAGCAAAGTAAAGCCATCAAATTTGATGGAATGGATTTTGAGTCAAAATTCACAATCGGTTTTGAAATTGAGAAGAATGAATTGAGCCGAAACGCTGTAAAGGAATATGAATTGTTTTGCGGTTTTGAGCGGGACGGGTCATGCGGTTATGAGGCGGTCACGCACGTGCTACCACTTTTGCCTGCGGGCAAATGGCGTACAAAGGTTTTTGATATGATACACAAAGCTGAAAAGATAATAGATGACCGTTTCAGCCCATCTGATAATCGTTGTGGCGGTCATATTACGGTCGCTGTAGATGGAATGACAGGTAGAGAGTTAAGACAGGCAGTCCGTAAAAATTCAGGCATAGTGCTTGCATTGTTTCGCAACAGGTTAAGGAATAGCTATTGCGGGCAAAACAACCGATTAGAAGACATTAGCACGGGCACACGTTATGAGGTGGCATTACCTAAGCATAATTGCTTAGAGTTTAGGTTACCGTCACGGTTTGAGAGTGTCAAGCAAGTAATGAGGCGATATGAGCTGTTTTATGAATTGGTTGATTTTAGTGTAAACAATCCAAACGGGTCGCACGAAGCGTTTCTGAAACGGATTAAGCCTATCATCCTATCCATGTACAATGGTGAAGAGAACAGAATTGATTTTATATTTAACGTAGCAAAGCGTTTCAGGAAATATATCTTAACAGGCATTATTGATGCTGAAATCAATTCATATATCTCAAGATAGTACAACATGGGCTAGTGTCCGTAAAGACACTAGTCCATTTACAATATTACCGTACATAGGTAGTTGCCTATGCTGATGATTGCAAGAGCATGAAACGGAATTATAAACGCGTAGCGGTTAAAACCCCTACACAAATTTAAAAATTATGAGAACAGAGATTTTATTCAAATTAAAAATCAGAGGTACGTTTCACCGTGCGGGGTTTATTGCTGATAGTTCAGCAGATGAGTTGACACTAACCAAATTTGCTGATGGTACGATGATGCTAAAGCATGGACGTATTACCTTAAAGGATAGGTTTAGCGGTTGCAAATTATCAACTGATATGATTTTAAATTCAATTTAACTATGGGCACGCAAATCACAATTTTCGAGGCTGTTATTATTGGCGGTCTGAGTTTATTCGTATGGCTTACTATTAATGTATTAATTGAGGACTTTAAATCAAGAAAGAAATGAGACAGATTACAGAAAGGATTGTTCGAGCATTCGAGGGGCGTTACGAGTTCAGGATTGATAACAGTTACACTGATGGGCAAGGCTTATGGCTACATGGCAATAAGATAGCTATGTGGGACGGTAACTTATGGATTACAAATGCAGGATGGGAAAGCAGGGTCACAAAGGAACGGTTAAACGGGCTGAGTGGAGTCAGGATTAGTGTAAGGCGTGGCGTATGGTTTCTGAATGGCAGGGAGTGGAACGGGGCATGGACTAACGTATGGAATTGGGACGTGTACGGTGGTCGCCAATATGAGCCTGAGTGTCAAGCGGTGGCTAATGAGCCTGAGTTTGACACGACAAGCGAATGGATGCCTGAGGGCTACAGCAAGCCCGTGTACAGCGTCTTTCATTCGTTGGTGGAGTCAGAGCTTGAGGCGGTGGAGGCGTTGCTTACAGAGGCGGGCATACCAACAAAAAGAATGGAGTCAGATACTCAAGGCGTGTACAGACCAAACTACTTTATAGTGGTTCGTCCTGATGACGTAGTAAAAGCAATAAATATTTTAACAAACAATTTAAATTAAATAGAAATGGAAAGATATGAAATAATGAATACCAATGATGGGTATATGATTTGGGACAAAAATGAAGAAGATAATGTACATGACAATTTAGGCAATAATCTTTGGGACACAATGGAAGAAGTAAACAATGTATTAAATAAATCAAAAATGAAAAATCAAATGAAAATTAGAGATGCGTTTGTGTGGTTATTTGTAACCGACAAAGCAAAAGAGGTGTTCAGTTCAGGACTATTCGAGGTGTACAAGTTCCACGATGACGGGAGCGAGAGCCTGTGTGAGTCACTTGATGACATTAACGATGCGTTGGAGTCGGGTATTGACTTAGCGATTGAGGTTGGGCATTTATATAATGCTTAGCAAGTGGGTGTGTCTGTGAAGACACTCCGTCCCTGAGTGAGTGCTCGGGCTGATGAGTTCAAAAGAACGAAACGGAATTTCAAACCCGTAGGGTTTAAACACCCTACACAAACAAAAAAAATTATGACAAATTATTTAGCGTGTGCTATTGCAGAAGGTTTTTGCGAGGGCGAAGGAGCAACAAGAGAGCAACAAATCGAGGCGTGGCAGTACTTGCACGATACGGGGTTGGCTTATTCTTTACAAGGTTGGTACGGACGTACAGCAACACAATTAATTGAGGAAGGTATTATTAAATCAAATTAAAATGAGAACAGAAACAATTGAAGAGCGGAATGAATTAATTCAGAACGTAATTGACAGGCTATTGTATTTGCCTGAGAAGGAGTTAGTTGAGTACGAGATGTACTTGAATAGGCTTACAGCAGTTTATCAAATACCTATGGAGGTAAAAAATGGAGTTAGAATTTATGAAACAATTAAAAATCTATAAGATGCAAGAGAATCAAACAGATTTATTCGAGCAGTACGAGACACTGCCTGAATCAGTACGTGCAATCATTGACGCAATAAATGAATACTATTATTCCATAATGGAAGCCAAAAGAAGGATGAATGATATTGGATACACCTTTGATTATGGTATTGACTTTCAACCCTATAATCTAAAGAAAATATGACAAGACCAAATGATGTGTGGGAGTGTTCAGAGTGTTCACGCCAACAAGGTCGCCACGATATGTGGTTTGATAGTAACTTATGTGAAAGTTGCAATGAGAGACTAGTCCCGTGCAGGGGGTGCGGTACTAAAGCAGGTGTCATTGAAGAGAGTGACGCTTATGGATATAGTACGGGGCATTGGTGCGGAGATTGTTACTACAGCGACAAGTATCCGTATCGTAAAGATAGGTACTTCGATGAGTCGTATGCAGGTGAACGGTTAGAGGACGATTATTAAATTAAACAAGATGAGAGATTATATTTTTTCAGCGTATTATTACCACGACCCGATGAGGTTTGTAAAAGTAAAGGCACGCACAAGGGCAAGAGCCTATGAGTTGGCAAGAGTCAAAGCAATCAGAATAAAAAACGATTTAGATTTAATAGAATTAATATGAAAAACTTAAGAAACATTGATTGGTTAAAATGGATTTTAGCCACAACAACAGGATTGTATTTAATATTCGGAATAGTATCAGCAGTTAAAAACCTATAAGATGGAAAATAGTCACTATTTCAATGTCTATTATGGTGAGGTATGCGTATGGTCAATAGTCGCCCACACAAAGTGGGAGGCTATTGACAAAGCATACTATAAATTCATTGAACAGCATCCAAAATTGGAACGTAAAAAATTTGACGCAAGAATAGTTTATTAAAATAAATTTGCTTATGTCAGATAAATGTCGTATCTTAGTTCATTATTCGTTCATTACTTAGGTTCTGTGTCTTCATAGACACTGCCTATTAAACAAAAAACTATGTGTATAATTATTATCAAGCAAGCAGGGAAGACAGTTCCTCAGGAGGTTGCAAAGACTTCGGCACGCATCAACCCTCACGGGTTGGGCGTTATTTGGTTGGACACGTTTCACGTGACGTACCACAAGTCAGCAGAGTACAAGGTGTTGGATACAGAGCGTCCGTTCATTGCTCACTTCAGATACGCTACAGTCGGTGCTATCAACAGAGATAACACACACCCGTTCAGGTGTGGTAACAACAAGCAGGAGTGGCTTATGATGAACGGTACTATCAGGGCATTGGGTAACCACAACCAAAGTGACTCAAGAGTGTTGGCTGAGAATCTTGGGCGTATACCACGCCACAAGTGGAAGCAAGAGTTGGAGCGGTATGAGTGCAGGTTCGTGACAATCAACACGTACAGCAGGACGTTTCAGATTTACAACAAAGAATTGTGGGTTCAGAAGGATGGCGTATGGTACAGCAAAGACAATGTGTTAGAAGACAATTTAGTTGCCGTGTATGGCACGCTCAAGAAGGACTACAGCAATTACTACAGCTACCTTACTAGTTCAAAGTACATCGGCAAGGGGCAGACCAAAGACAGGTATCCGTTGGTCATCAAGGGGCTACCTTATTTGATTGAGGACAAGGGCAGAGGTCACAATGTGGAGGTGGACATATTCAAAGTCAGTGGAACAGTGTTGGCTGAGTTGGATAGGTTGGAAGGTCATCCTAATTGGTACAGGAGGAAGCAGGTTGACATCAAAGCCACAGATGGCAGGGTGTTTTACTGTTGGATATACTTCAATATCAGGGAGCGTTCAGCAGGCGAGGTTCACCACAAGACGTACACACAGAAGCCATATCAATACAGTTGGTATAAGGAGCAGGACGAGGTGGAGACGGTCAGGTCACTCAGTAGGTTCACTGAGCGAGACTTAGACCTACTTGAGATATACAAAGATGACTGCGAGGAATGTGAGTTTGACATTCAGAATGAGAAGCCAATTTGTGTAAATTGCTTTCACGATTTGGAGCATGATGAGTTCGCAAACTATCATTGCAGTGGGTGCGATGAGTGGTTCACTGAGTCTGATGTGCTACGATTTCAGCATTGGGACTAAGGCTATGGGTGGTGTCTGTGAAGACACTACCCTCTGTATTGGGATGAGTGTCCCAACTGATGAGTCTAAAAAGACGAAACAGATTTTTAATCCGTAGGATTTAAAACCCTCCTGCATAAATAAAAAATTATGAAAAGTGAAATCAAGTTCAACCACAATGCCAAATCATTGACAAGGGCGTTGGGAATGAGTCAATCAACTGAAGAGGTTGCAGTGGCTATTACAATGGCAGTAGCAAAGTGGTCTAAAGACAGTTCAGGTTCTTTTAGTTTAAGCATCCTGTCTGAGTACCTACACAAGGAGTTGTCTCATGAGGCAATCTTAATTCTTGCAACACAAAGCGTACACGACAAACTTCAAGATGCGTTTAAGGATAGCGGTCAGCTCAAAAAGTTAATGGAGATGCTAGAATCATTTGAGAGGAGAGAGTATGGCGATGAGATTGAAAGAAAAATAAGGGAGAATTGATATGCAAGTATTTATAATCAAGACCACAGAGTGGTCAGAGGATGACTTTTATATAATGACATCCTTAAGCGATGAGCAAATCAGGAAAGTAATTCAGCCCATTGTTAATTACGAGCGAGAGAATTATTTGGTGGGGAATCCGTTTGACTACCTATCAGCATTGCACGTAGCGTACACAAGAGCAATAATCATATCAGAGGAACATTTTGAGTCAATACAGTTATGATGCACTTTTTTGAAGAAGAGCCTGAGAAAGAAAATCGTATTTTTTGGGTAGTAATATTAGCAGTTGCAATAGTTGTAATTGCTTTTATTGTAGAGATTTTTGTAGGATTTTACTTAAATATAAATTAAATCAAATGGAACAGTTAACAGAGGTACAAAAAGCAAAAGCCATCTTGAAGCAACATGGTTATTTTGTAGACAATTTATGGAGTGTAAGTGACGTGACAGACCGTTACGAATGCACAGAAGAACAGGCACAAGATGTTCTTGATACGGCATTAAACAATGAAGCGACAATGGAGCAGATATTTTATGCCATTGGCGATGCGTGTGATTGTGAAAACATTGAATTAAAAGAGGAGGAAAAATAACATGGAAATCACAATCAAACAAACAATCAGCAGGGAGGTCTTGGAAGACATTTTTGTTACGGCATTAGAGGGTGGCAGTAACTATTGGTACTACCTGCCTGAGGAATCAATTAAAGCAATACGCAAGGCAGTTCCTAAGTCAGAAGACCCGTATATCAGTACAGCCATTCTTAAGGCAATCTTAGACCACAATGTAAAAGTTCTTGTCAATGATGCAGAGGATGAGGATGAGTTAATTGGTATGATTACACGGGGCACTATGCAGGCAAGACTACAGTTGCTATCAGATAGCGAACATAGGTGGGCATTAGAAAGCCATGTACGTGAGGATGGCGATGCAAGTTCAGCAGATGTAGTGTTTCAATACTTAGCGATGGGGGAGGTGGTATATGGATAAGCTACTAACATTGGATGAGTTGGTCGTAAACGTAACAGCGTGGGCTCAGGAGAAGGGATTACTTGAGAAACAGAATGCACCAAAGCAGATGCTTAAGATAATGGAGGAGGTCGGTGAGACCGCCTCCGCTATCCTTAAAAATGACCACGCAAAAATCATTGATGGAATCGGGGACTCATTGGTCACGCTGATTGTATTATCAAAGCAGTTGGGTCTTGAGCCACTACATTGCTTGGAGGTTGCTTGGAATGAAATCAAAGACCGCAAGGGTAAAATGGTTGACGGGACATTTGTAAAAGAATCAGTGTTTAGCACTACTCATTTTATTACTCCTGAGTCTTGGGAGAAGGCTGATAAGATTACGCACGATGGTTTTGTGTATGTAAAGTACAATGATTTATTGGCAGTCAAATAAATTGTACTATATTTGTATAAAAATTAATCATATTAACGTGGGCAAATGCCCACATAAACTTTAATCAAATGGAGAATCTAATTGACACCGGTAGGTTTATATGCAAGGAATCATTCCTTAAAAAGAATCCAACAAAAAACCTATTAAAAGAGTGTACTGACGTTGTAGCCTATGCTGACGGGTATTACATTCAGGTTTTGAAGTCAGGAGAGTTTTACGTAGACGATACATTTAAGAGTCGCTCACTTGACGAATCGGAAGCAAAATTGTTAGAAAAAATTGACAAATAATTGAACGATGTATGAACATATTCACTATATTTGTTTTAAATTAATTAGAAGTTATGAAGCAAGATGTTTTTAATCAGTACGTGGAAAGGGTCTCTGACCTTTTTGGCGTACATAGGGACGAGATGTTCTCTAAGTCAAAGAAGAGGGAGTGTGTAGATGCGAGGCATTTGGTATATTACTTATGCAATAAGAGACCTATGCAGGTAACATACATCCAAAAGTATATGAGAGATGCGGGATACGAAATCAAGCATTCATCAATCATCTACGGAATCGCTTCTGTTGAGCAGAAGATGGAGGAAGACAGGGACTACGTGTCCATTGTCAAAGAGGTAGAGAGAGCAGTATTTATTTAATCAAATCAAATCAAATCAAATCAAATGGAAAAGAAAAAATCAGTTTTCGAAAGGCTATCCGCCATCAATGTGAATGAGCACGTTGAGAAGAAAAAAGACCTTACCTACCTATCATGGGCGTGGGCATGGTCAGCAACTAAACGTGAGTGTCCTGATGCTACCTATAAAGTATTGGATACAGACTACGATGATGCCCTCGGGTTTATGTGTAACACTAGCGTAACCATTGAGGGAGAGACATTGCAGATGTGGCTACCGGTTATGGATAGTTCAAACAAGTCAATGCTTAAGCGTTCTTATACCTACAGCACACGCTTTGGCGATAAGACAGTTGAGCCTGCAACAAGTTTCGACATTAACAAGACTTTGATGCGTTGCTTGGTGAAGAACCTTGCTATGTTCGGTATGGGAATCTATATCTATGCAGGTGAGGATTTACCTGAGGGTGAGCCTGCGGTTGCAAAGAAGCCTGAACTTGCGGTGGCAAAAGAATTACCTGAGTTACAAAAGGGTACAGAGATTTGGGATGCCGTTGTTAAGTACGTAACAACCAACAAGGCTTTAGGTCTTGAGAAGATTGGTGGTCAGTTAGTTCGTAAGTACAAGATTAGTCCTGCTATCAAGAAAGAAATTGCTAACCTTATAAACGCACAGTAATGAAAGAGGAATTAGAAATAATAACAGAATTACGTGATGATTATCAATACTACAAAGGTGTAGGAAAGCATTATCTATCCAACTCAGACATAGGCGTGTTGCTCAGTAACCCTCAGGACTTCGGTAAGGATAGGGAAGACAGCAAAGCGTTCATGGATGGCAGATACTTCCATCAGTTAATCTTAGAGCCTGAGAGGGCTAAAGAGATGTTAAGCGTTGATGTGAGTACACGTACAACCAAAGAGTACAAAGCGTTCTGTGAGGATAACAATCTTCCATTTTGTATGCTTAAGAAGGAGCAGGATGAGATACAAGGTCTTGTGAACATTATTAATGGGAACATTGCGTTCTACGATGAGATTTACAAGGCAGGGAATCTGTATGAGACTCCGGCAGTTGGTATGATACAAGGCGTGATGTGGAAGGGTAAGGCGGACATTGTTACAGATGACTCCGTGATTGACCTTAAGACTACGAGCGACATTCATAAGTTCAAGTGGACTGCAAAGGCATACAACTACGACTCTCAGTGCTATATCTATCAGAGTTTGTTTGGGAAGCCATTGGTGTTCTACGTGATTGACAAGGGCACAGGTGTTCTTGGAATCTTTAGACCAACAGAAGACTTTGTAAAAGGTGGCGAGTTAAAGGTAGGCAGAGCGATTGAGGTGTTTAATAAATACTTTGGTTCTGCTCCATCAGATGACATTGTCAACTATTACATTGACGAGTATCTATTATAAAAAAATGTGTCTGTAAAGACACAAATGGTCAGGTGGCGTAGTTTTTCCTCATAGTTTTTTACGTGTTGGTACTTCATGGGTTCGAATCCCATCCTGACCTCAATTGCTTATATAATAAAAAATGGAAAACAAAATAATATATTGGACTACAAAAGATGGTCAAAAAATAGATATAATGTCTATGGATGTTAACCATCTACGTAATGTTCTTAAAATGATTGTGAACAATAGTAGCAATCGTAAAAAAAGTTTTAGTCTTAATGGTGATATGGCTAATATGTTCAATGATGATATGCAAAATTATCAATATGAATGTACTGAAATAGATATTTATTAATTAGTCAGGTGGCGAAAATGGTTAAACGCTATGGGCGACTGCTCTATTGTATAGGTTCGAATCCTGTCCTGACTACACCCAATCATTAACTTAGCCTCAGAGGTTAGTGGTTGGTAAACATAGCCTGAGGCAATACTTAACAATTAAACACAATGGCACAAGACGAAAAAATCTTTGCAGACGGTTTCTCATTTAAGAGAAGCGAAAAAGCCCCTGACTTTGTAGTGGGCAGATTATCAATGAAAGCAGATGATGCGGTAGCATTCATCAGGACGCACGAGAAAGGCGGGTGGGTAAACCTAAACATTAAGACTGCCCGTAGTGGCAATCACTATGTTGAGTTGGATACCTATGAGCCCAATCAAGGTGCAACAAAAGCAAAGCCGGCACCTGTTCAGGCTGACGTGGAGGATGACGATATTCCATTTTAATCCAATACCAATTAAAATAAAAATTGGGGGAGTCTATCTTCCCCTTTTTTTGTCTCTAATGAATGACAGAAATGTCAATAAATTTTTTCCTATACTACTATATATATAATATTACTATTCTTTATTATTTTAATTTATATTATAGAGAAAAAATCGACATTATCGACATTAAATTAATAATCAGATAGTTAACTAAAGAAAATCGACATAAAACCGACATAGTATGACACAAAATGTGACGATATTCCAAAATATAAGGGAAACTGATACTCCTTTCTTCCGTGATGTACACATAATCCTAGACAGGATTAAGGATGGAGCAGGTGCAACAAAGGAATTGGTAAAGAAAATACGCTTAGAAAAGCGTAAGCCTGAGAGACAGGAACTAAAGAAACAACTGCCTGCAATATGTTTTAGTGGTACGTTCAACAAAAGAACTGATGCATCATTGCTTGAGCACTCAGGATTGATATGCTTAGACTTTGATGGATACCTAAAGCAGAAAGAATTATTACAAGACAAAGAGGGTTTATCCAAAAACAAATATGTATTCTCTGTGTTTATTTCACCATCAGGAAATGGATTAAAAGTATTGGTTAAAATTCCGGCAGATGCAGAGAGCCATACATTGTACTTCAATAGCTTAGAGAAGTACTTTAACAGCCCTTATTTTGATAAGACGAGTAAGAACCTCAGTAGAGTATGTTACGAGTCCTACGACCCTCTAATTGCGGTCAACGAGAATTCCTCTATTTGGGACGTGATTGAGGAGCCTGAGTACACGGAGGTGAGCAGGTCAAGAGACAAAGCTACCATACCCATTACAGATGAGAATAAGATTGTAGAGATACTTGTAAAGTGGTGGGAGAAAAAGTATCCAATGAGCGAGGGACAGCGTAATCAGAACGCATACGTTCTTGCTATGGCATTTAATGACTTCGGTATCAACAAGAGCCTTGCCTCATACGTGCTAAATCAGTTTGCATCAGAAGACTTTACGCTCAGAGAGATTGGTACAACCATTGACTCAGCGTACAGACAAGTTGCGAACTTCGGAACTAAATACTACGAGGATGAGGAACGCATCAACAGTATTAAGGCAAAGCTAAGACGTGGCGTATCAAAAAAAGAAATCCGCATCCAATTGCAAGACTCCAACTTGGATAGCGATACCATTGAGTCCGTACTTAATAAGGTTGAGGAAGAGAATGCAATGCAGACCTTTTGGGACAGGAACGATAGAGGAGTCATTAGGATAGTACACATACACTTAAAGCAATTCTTGGAGGACAATGGGTTCTATAAGTATTGTCCTGAGGGTGGTAAGAACTACATATTCGTTAAGGTTACTAACAATTTAATTGACCACACATCTGAGAAGGAGATAAAAGACTTCGTGCTTACGCACCTGTTGGAGTTGGATGACATAGCTGTATACAATTATTTTGCAGACAATACACGATTCTTTAAGGAAGAGTTTCTATCCTTGCTGTCAACGATTGAGATTTACTTTATTGCAGACAATAAATACACATCATACCTATACTACAAGAACTGTGCAGTAAAAATTACAAAGGATGGCATTACAACCCTTGACTACTTAGACTTGGGTGGTTATGTTTGGAAAGACCACGTTATAGATAGGACGTTCAACCTGTGTAGTATAACAGATGCGTGTGACTTCAAGAGGTTTGTAAGTAATATTAACGGAGGAGACCTAGAGCGAGTAAAGACAATGGAGAGCACGATAGGATTCCTGTTGCATGGATACAAGAACTTATCGTTCTGCCCTGCCGTGATTCTTAATGATGAGGTGATTAGCGATAATCCTGAGGGTGGTACAGGAAAGGGATTAATTATGAATGCACTGAGCAAGATGAAAAAGTTGGTCGTTATTGATGGCAAGTCATTTGCATTTGAGCGTAGCTTCGCCTATCAGTTGGTGTCAGCAGACACGCAGATACTTTGTTTTGATGACGTAAAGAAACATTTTGACTTCGAGCGTTTGTTCAGTGTCGTGACCGAAGGTCTGACACTTGAGAAAAAGAACAAAGACGCTATCAAGATTCCGTTCAGCAGGTCTCCAAAGATTGCTATTACTACGAACTATGCAATTAAAGGTACAGGAAATTCATTTGCAAGACGTAAGTGGGAGTTGGAACTGCATCAGTATTATACTAAAGAATATACGCCACTTGATGAGTTTGGTAAGTTAATGTTTGGAGATTGGAGCGATGACGATTGGTGTGAGTTTGACAACTACATGATAGGATGCCTAATGAACTATTTGAATACGGGTCTTGTAAAGAGTAAGTTTGTCAACCTTAAGATTCGTCAGCTATCAGCAGAGACTTGTCATGAGTTTATTGAATGGTGTGGATTGGTAGATAGCACAGATAAGAGCGTAGTCTTACAGCCAAATACAAGACTTTATAAAAATGAGTTGTACTCCAACTTTATTGATGAGTACCCTGATTACGCACCGAGAGGTAGGATGAGCGTCAGTAGGACTAAGTTTTATAAATGGATTATTGCCTACGCCCTTTACAAAGAGGGTGTAATGCCGGAGGAAGACAGAGACCAAAGTGGACGATGGATAATAATCAGAAGTAAGCCTGAGACATTTCAGGAGCAAATATTTTAAACAAAAAGCTATGACAGCACAAGAAAAAACAAAACAATTAGTTAGTATTAATTCAGTTACTATACTCAGTGAAGTAGGTAGTAAGCTAACTATGTATGAAATTAAAGAGATAGCTAAACAATTTGCATTACTTTCAGCAGATGAGGTACTAAGTACCCTATATGATTATCATTATGATTCCGGAAGTGGAGCATACGACTATTGGCAAGAAGTTAAACAAGAAATAGAAAAGTTATGATACTAAATTCAAGTATACCGAATTTTAAAGCTATGGTAAAGAAATCTTACTTTACTAAGGATGAAAGAGACAAAGATGAATACTACAATGTTTATGTGTTTGGTATTCAATCATGCAGTGGTAAGATACTTACCTTTCATGTGATAACTGACTCAGGAATGCTAAGGAGCAGAGTACCAATTTCAGAGATATACACTAAAATACCAACGAATAACATTCCGTTTAACTACAAGCAGTTATGGGACTGCTTTAGCGAGAATGTGTCTGTTGTTGAGTACGAATTTTTAGGATTCCACAGGGCTCATGTTGTATTAAGAGATGGCACCAAGGTGTGGGCTACCTATATGTTTACAGTTGATTGGTATAACAATCCATACAGCGATGAGCCATCAGACTACAAGTGTGGTCATATATTAAAATCTGATGATGGTTATTTACTTTGTATGCCCAACAATAGAGTATTTTGGAAGGATTCTAATTGGGTAACAAAACAATTGCCTGAAGATTTAAAGCAGTTTAAAGTAGATACTGAACTACATTCTGTAGAAAACCAATCAGATAGGTGGGTATCTGAAGATAATAATTCTTTTTACTATAACATAAATAAAGAAAACTAATGCTACTTGTTAAAAATTATATAGCTGTATCTCAAGGCAAAGGGTTTGGACTATTTGCTTCAGAGTTTATTCCAAAAGATACTTTAATATGGCAGTTTGTTGAAGGCTTTGACATAAAGGTTCATAAAGATAAATATGAAACATTAACTAACATTCAAAAAAAACATATTGATACTTACTTTTGGAGAGAGGGTGATTATTTATATTCGTCTTGCGACCATTCAAACTTTCAAAATCATAGTAATAATCCAAACTCTATTTGTTTAGATGAATATAAAATGATTGCATTAAGAGATATATGTAAAGACGAAGAAATATTAGTGGATTATAAAGATTTTGACGATGACTTTAATTCTTATAAAGATATACTAATATAAAGAAAATGATTGAACGCACCTTAGGATATAGCAACAAGGCAATGTGGGACTACTGCGAAACGCTTAAGAAGGTAATCCTACAGACTAAAATTGAAAAGAGTGGTAGAGGGAATGCTGTACAGATTTATAAAGTATTAAAGTACAGGAGCGACAAAAATACCATTAATAAGATAGTAGAAAGCTGTGAGTATTATAAAATTTTAAATGAAATGGAGAATAAAGGTGGCGTTACATTCAGGGATTACCAAAGTGATATTATCCTAAAAGGGTCTGAGATATTGATAAAGAACAGATTCCTATACCTTGCAATGGAGGTGAGAACGGGCAAAACCCTAACAAGTCTTGGCATTGCAGAGAATGTACGTACATATCAGGTTCTATTCATTACCAAAAAGAAAGCAATTAGTTCAATTGAAGCCGACTACAGTATGCTAAAGCCAACTTACTCCCTGTCTGTCATAAATTACGAAAGCCTGCACTTGGTATGTAATGATAAAAAGTGGGACTTGATAGTATGTGATGAAGCACACAGTGTTGGGGCTTTTCCTAAGCCAAACAATAGAGCAGTGGCAGTTTGTGACTTGATTCGTAGAGATAATCCTATGGTGATTCTATTGTCGGGCACACCAACACCGGAGTCATACTCACAGATGTACCATCAGGTATATGGTATACCAACCAACCCGTTCAGGGAGTTTAAAAACTTCTACAGGTTCTGTGATAGGTTTGTCAATGTAAAACAGCGTAAGATTAACGGATTGTTCGTTAATGACTACAGTAATGGATTAGATACCATACTCAAAGAGATGGAGCCATACACCATAAACTACACGCAACAGGAGGCAGGATTCATGGCAGAGACCAAAGAAGAGATATTGGAGGTAGAGATGAAGGAGTCAACCTATAAGTTGATAAATAAACTTAAGAAGCAATTGATAGTAGAAGGCAAAGATGAAATAATTTTAGCAGATACACCGGTTAAGCTAATGACAAAAGTGCATCAGCTATGCAGTGGCACCATAAAGTTTGAGAGCGGTAACTCAATGATAATTGACCTGAGCAAAGCTGAGTTTATTAAAAATCAGTTCAATGGGTGTAAGATTGGCATCTTCTATAAGTTCAAGGAGGAATACAACGCACTTAAGCAAGTGTTCGGTGATGAGCTCACGACAGAGCTAAGTGTCTTTGAAGACACGCACAAGAACATCGCACTACAGATTATATCAGGGCGAGAGGGAATATCGTTAAGGAAGTCAGAGTATTTGGTTTACTACAACATTGACTTCAGTGCCACAAGCTATTGGCAGAGCAAGGACAGGATGACAACAAAGGAGCGACTTGAGAACAAGGTGTATTGGATATTTGCAAAAGGAGGAATCGAACACGATATTTATAAAGCGGTAACGAAAAAGAAAGATTATACAATTAACCACTTTAAAAAAGATTTTTATGATGACAATTATAGTATGCCTAATAATCGCTTGTATAATAGCATTTGAAATGTATATCATGTCTGATGATGAAAATTGATACAATGAAAGAACAGCAGATACAGGCTAAGAAAATTAAAGAGTTGGAAGTTGATGGATACTATGTAATCAAGTTGATTAACACCAACAAGAATGGCATTCCTGACCTAATAGCCATACCACCAAACTCTGACGTACTGTTCGTAGAAGTGAAGAAACCCGATGGGAAGCTATCTAAGTTACAAGAATACCGGCTAAAGGAATTGGAGAAGCACGGAGTAAAGGTGGAAGTGTACAAAGGAATTTAAATTAAATCAAATGGAAGAAGAGATATTAAATGAAATGAATCAGCTTAAGTTTATAGTAAACTTTGTGTTTGATGTTGATATAATTTCTAAAAAAAGAAAAAGAGAATGCGTAGATGCGAGAAAGGTGTTCTCAAAAATATTAAACGATAACGGATGCGGTCCGTCTATTATTGGAAATTATTTAAAAAAAAATCATTCAAGCATTATACATTATCTTAAAACAGTAAATTCATTAATTAAATTTGACCAATCATTAATGGAAAGGTATTTATATGCAAAAGATATGTACCTTAATAAAAAACAAATTCCATATTACCAAAGCAGTCATAACAAGTTGACTAACAGGGAGAAGAAACAACAGTCTAAAATATATGGACTAAATAATGAAATAGAACAACTAATTGTAGAGAAATCAAATCTAATGATTTTAGCAAGTAAAAATAAAAGACTATCAGATATAATAGAACTTATTGATAAACAAACACCACATGGTCAAGAGAGTTACGTGATGCGTAAAATTAATACCATGTTTAATGGGTTAAATTTTTATGGATGATAACAAAAATGACGATAACGCAAGAGCATTGCGTATCTTCTTGATGACTAGTGATTGCCACGAAAAGGTAACTAATGTTTACGAGAACTTAGTTGACAAGGACTTTGAACCTGCAAAACAAGATTTGATGGCACTAATATCTGAACTCCATGTTATTTTTGACAAAATAAAATACAATGACTTTTGAAACAGAAACAGATTTGCTTAGAGAAAATAAAGCAATTAAACTATTTGTAAGCATCTTTAGTGGGTCATTTAAAAAGTTAGACCCTAATGACATAGACTTTAAAGTATTTGACAAAGACAATAAGCTGATAGCTTATGCAGAAGTAAAAGGTCGTATACGTACTATGCGTGACTCGTACCCGCTTCCAATCTCTGCTAGGAAGTTAGTTAAGCTAATAGACAAAAGAGTCTCTCCGGTCATTATATGGGCTTGTGACGATGGTATAATTTACGGTAAGGCAGACAACCTCTACGGAGATATTAAATGGGGAGGTCGCCCTCCCCGTGTTGGTTCCGCAAATGATGCAGAGTTAATGGTCTACTATGATAAGCAGAAAGGATTTAAGTACATTAGATATGTTTAATTATTTCTTTTTAGGAGGAGTAGTATATTCATATTCTTTATCTTCTCTTTTCCTATTTATTTTTGATAATTTAGATTCAACAGATTGTTCGTATTTTGTTTTTTCGTACCAATCTGAACCTACACCAAACCTTTCATTATATAAGGATTGATTATAACGTTTCATTTCTGATTCATTATCATACCTAACTCTATTTTCAGAGTCATATAAAAGTCTGTCCTTACGTTCTTTTTTTCTTTTATTAGATTCTTCAATTACTTTCTTTTGTTCTTTTGTACCTTTAACTTGAATTATCTTTTTGTTAATAATTCTTAACTCATCTTCGTCTGTTGTACTTTCCTTCAATTGACGTAAATCTTTTATTTTTTCGTAGTCTTCAGTGCTAGTTATAGATGAGCTAGAAGTGTTAGCAGCTTTGCGTAAGTCCTTATAAATTTCATCGTTTACAGCTTTCTTTACGTCTTTGTAAATAGGTATAAGACCAAGGTTCCCCGCTACTTCAAGAGGGATTTTGTAATTTACTGTCATATCCTCTCTTCTTATAGCCTCAGGTTCTTTTTTTGTTGAACCCTCACCCATTACTCTGCTAGTTATAGCACCAAAATTTTTACCTATTAAGACAGCAGTACTTAATGCAGGAGTGTAAGCTCCTGCCATATTAAGAGCTACTTTTGGTATATCTATATCTCCTCTTTCGTTAAAATTTAAATAGGAGTATGCAATATTGTCTTTATAGAAATCATATTCTCCGTTTCTAAGAAAGTCAAGATATTCTTCATTGATTTGTTCTACACCAAAGTTTATCATCCCTCTTACTGCATTACCAAAATTCCTCCCAACAGTATACCCAACAAGTACGTTAGCCAATCCTCTTCCAAGTTTTTGAAAAAATGATTTCTCATCTACTTCTTCTTCATCTTCCCAATCAAATGCAAGACCAAGAGCCGCACCAACAACACCTGCCCCCATATTGGCAACCATAACCTGATAGATTACAGACCTAGTTGTTAGACCTGCAAGCACAGCGGCAGCTTTTTTCTTGGTCATGTACCCTTCATTAAACAAATTATAAACAGCACTTCTTGCCGCTGCATAATCAAAGTTCATAAAGTTAGTCATGTAAGAGTTAAAGTTGTTCCAAGCCTTTTGTGTAAACCCTTGATTCGGTTTAATTTTACCTTTAAGTATGCCCATGAACTCATTGTTGGATGCACCTGAGTACACAGACTCTTGGTCAGCCTTTCTTGTAGACTGCTCAATTGCATCTGCATACTTCTGCATATAGTCAAGGTCATTGTTAATCATCATGTCTTGATTAACTTCTTCCCCTGTTATTTTTTTGAACTCATTCATAAAACTACCAAACCAAAGTGGCATGGAAACAACTTTATCAGGCGTGGTTAGCATTGTATCAGCTATGTATTCTACAGGGTTTTGTACATACTTTTTTAGAGTAAGGTTATAAATCTGAAGTGTTCTATTTTGTAAAGCACCCTTAGAAACGCTACCCTTTATCCCCGATGTTTGTTTCAGTATTTGAGGGTCAACCATCTTTCCCGATAGAGCATCTGAAGCATAAAGTCTAAATAATTGTTTTGCCTTTGCATTTTTCATGAACTGATACCCATTTGCAGAAGCAATAAGTTTAGCGTGTTTAATGCCTTCTATAAATCCCGAAGGGTTTATAAGTAATGCGTTAGTAATGTTTGACAATAATTCAGCTTGAAATCTAGTAGTTCCTGCTAAAGTAGCTCTATATCCTTGCTTCTGAATAAAGTCAATCGTTGCATTTGAAAGACCATCCTGAACAATAGCGTTGGTTAATACGTTTTGAAGAGCCTCTTCGTATGCATTCTCAATTGCATTATTAATATCTGTCTGCTGCTTAGGAATTACCCCTGTTATTTTACTTAATTTATTCTCATCTGTTACTCCTGTTTTCTTAGCTTCATCTCTTGCTTTTTTATCTGCCACTTTTTGAAGATTCTTCTTTGCTTGAATTAAGGTTCTTTTAGCAGTACGAATAGGAGATGTCAGGTTATAGTCCAACAATACAAACTTCGCTCCCTTGTAAGTTGACGTAAATAAGTCAAAATTAAGCGGAGTCAATTTATCTGTTCTTTCTATCAAAGACTTAGCTTTTGTAGATGGTCTCATTGAGCTGCTGTAGCTACTAGAGAACTCAGGAGCAGAAGTGGCATCCATAGGGTTTTGCTCGTGCAAAACATTGTGATGAAAATAATTATCCATCAACTCAACTTTATCTCCACGTATAACAGCAGCTGTATATGCTGCTGTCTCTCCTAGAGACTTGTTTATTTCAGTCATTACATTAATAGCATTCTTCTCTGCACTATTAAATGTTTTGTAGAATTTATCCAAATCAATCTTTCCGTCTACAATATAGCTTTCAACTTCTTTAAGTATCTTTTGTAGTTTTTTGGCATCAGCTTCTTTAAAAATTGACTTGTTTGTTGCGATGTGTTTAATAGTCTCCTCTAGGTATTGAGACACGGTATATTTAACACCTTTCTTGCCAATATTTGACTCATACTCACGCTGAAGCATATATGCTGTCATTCTAAACTTAGACATTAAATAATTCTCAGAGTTCTGATTGAACGATGCCAATACTTTATTTTGAGCTGCCTCTATCTTTTGTTCTATTCTTTTTAGCTCTGAGTTAAAGATAGACAAAGCCTGAGCCGACTTCTCAAACAATGAATTAAATATGTCTCTTGTTTTAAAGTCACCAAAGACGTTGTCTATGTAGTATAGAGGGTTGGCTCTTATCAATTCATCAATAACTCCCTTTTCAGTAAACTTATTTTTTAACCTTGAATAAAGTTTTGAGAAAGATAAAGGGTTCCCCTTTTCTATAGCATTTGAAAGCACCTTGCCCTCCTTGATAGCATTAAGTTTCTCTATAGATATTTTAGCGTAATGAGGAAGATAGCCATTATTAATATTATCTATAACCTTAATTATATTTTTAAGGTCAGTTAAAGAAATATTCATTAAGTCCTCCACGCTTAACTCTTTAATGAGTTTTGCTAGATTTAATGCATCTTCTTTTTCATCAAGACTAGGCAAAGGAAATTCTTTATTATCAATCTTTAAACTCTTTAATATTTTTATTTGTTCTTTTTTCTGTTCCGCTATTTCCTCTTCAGTTAAAGGAGTTGCCTCTACTTGAGGAAGTATTTCAGACTTATATTTTTTCATTAGGTCTGCTTCGTCAGTAGAAATAAGACCATTGTCTATCATCTTTTTAATGGTAGCAGCATAGTCAATACCGCCTTCTTCGTTGAATACCTGCTTATCGTAATTGTTAAACCTATCCGCAAGAACGTCTACTGCAGAAAGCTCATTATTTATCTCGTCAAGTATTTCATTTACCTGCTTTAGGACCTTGACTCTATCATCAATACTAAGCACAGCTTTTCTTTCGCTAAAATCTTTTAAGATACCCAAGTACTTCTCCAATTGATTCAAAGGAACAAGTGTTGGGTTGATTGATAGCAATTGATTCAATGGCTCAAATAGGTCCTGAGCTACACCAATCTTAGTCTTGATGTTTGTCTTCGCATTTTTGATTTGAGCTAATGCAGTAGTCATTTTTTCAACATACTCCGCATCACCAAATACTTTAACCATATAGTCAACAAATTTGTCTATTGACTTCTCATTAAACATATCTACAGAAGAAAACTTACGTAGCACTGAAGCCATTTGCTTGGCTGTAATCTTTCCTGAAGATGCTAATTCCTTAATCTCTTTAGTTAGATTTCCGCTTACTTGTCTCCATAACTTTTTAGCATCCTTCGCTCCTCTTGCTAAATCTTTGATTTGTTTTTTGAGTAAATCCTTTTCACTCATTGTAATCTTGGCAACGTCTTTGATAGCACCAATAATTTTTTGAACTAATGGAGCGGACTTTTCTTTTAATCTAAATTTTTTTCTTAAGTCACGTACCAACTTTTCTCTTTGAATGTCAGTAGCATTTATATACTCATTAGAGTTTTTTAGCATACGAACTAATTCTTTAAATGGTTCCTCGATGCTAAATAATAAATCAATCTTATTCATTAATTTAGTGTAACCCGGAAGCATTTCTTCAGATAAATCTACTCTTCCTGCAGTAGGTATTACTTTACCCATTGCTGCACTTATTTGTTCAGCATTAAGACCTTTCCTTTGCAAGAATGTTTCAATTACTGATTCAGAAAAACCTTGTACTCTTGCGTCTTTTATTAATTTAGATATTTTATTTGCATCAGTAAGCTGAGATTTTGAAACAGGATACTTTTGATTCATGTTATCTACATCTTCAGAGAATAACAATTCTTTGTTTTCAAATAAGATTTGGTCTTCTCTATCAATGTTTTCTGTATCAGACAAAAGAGTTTTTCTTCTTTGCTCAGGAGTTAGTTTATTTCTGTATTCAACATTTCTTGCTTCAACTTCTCCTGCTACTCGAATATAAAGATTAAAACCATCTGCCTTTCTATTTTCTAAAATATTTTCAGTTGGTAAATCGGATATATTAAATCTTCTGCCAATATCTTTATATGAATTTTTTATTGATTTTTCATCTTTATGAAGAAGCAACTCATTAATTTTTGAATAACGCTCTTTAGTAAATTTATATAGTTCCTTTGCATTTTTAATTGCATTATTATCGTCAGAAAAAAATTTCTTTATGTTATTATATTTTTTTAACTGTTCATTTACTTTATTTTTAAAATCCTCTACAACAAAGTTCATCATAATTGGAGCATACGATGGGTTTGAACCTCCTTCAAAAAATTCTTTATTTTGAATATAATGCTGCATTTCATGAAGCATTGTTAAATTTGCTTCAGGTTTATTATTTTTATATAAATCTTTGTTTACAGTAATTGTATTAGTATATATATTGTATGAGCCTAACTCAAATGGAGGTAAATCTTTAAAAACAGTTTTAGTATTTTTTATTTCAGGATATGCTTGATATAAATCAGGAGCATTAAATACATCAGAAAGTTTAGCTACTCTTACAACCGTACCATCTTCAGACGTTTCTCTTTTTAAATCATCAATATCAAGGTCTTTAAATTCTCCATCAGGTATTTCGTATCTCCATCTACCTTCAAATCCTTTTTCCCAACCTGTTTGTATTCTAATATCAAGAGGAGACATTTTATTTTTAGCCATCTCTTTTGCTACATCTAAATTAAATTTTACAGTGGCAGATAACTGTGCATTATTTCCAATAATTTGAGCTTTTGATTTTCTATCAGCTTTAGTATCTTTTGAAATACTTTTCTTTGCTGCAACAACAGAAGGCTTAATAGCTTCTCCTTTACGCATTGACTCTGATATATTCTTAAAGAACTCTACAGCATCTTTGGTATCTTTAATGTCTTGGAATGGAGTAAATGTGCCATTGGTAATATTAGATACCAACTCATTAATTATAGCAGCTATTTTCTGTAATGTAGAAGCTGATAATTTACCTTCTTGTTGCTCTAATTTAGCAGTTAATTCTGCAAGATATTCTTCGTATGAATCATTCTCGGCATATTGACTTGCAAAATCTGATAACTCTTTATTTGAACTATCATTTAAAACAGATGCAATTCTATTTTTAAACGTCTTAAACGTCTCAATATTTTCTCCAAATGCCTTAAGCATAACACCGTGAGCTACTTCGTGTGCTACGGTTCTTTGATTTGCTTTATTTAAGTTAATGTCAATACGACCAACGTATGAACCATCCGGCATTTTAACATAAGAAAAATTACCTGCAGACTCGGTAGGTGCATTGATTGAACCCATAGAAGAAGTATAACTATCGTCATTATCGTGAATGACAATGTCAAAGTTTGGAAGAACCGACTTCAGTGTTGTAATAATCTTCTCTGCTGAATCAACAATAGATATTTTATTGGTATCTTTTAGATTTGATTTTACTTGGTCTAATGCAGACTTATTAGTTACAGATGTACCTTGACTTACAGGAGGTGCTTCAGGAATTTCCTTTTCAGCAAACATCTCTTCCATACGAGCAAGTTGTTGTTCTTCTGTTTGTGTCTGTAAAGACACTACTTGAGCTTTACCCAATAATGTCTCTACTGCTTTAACTAATTCAGGATTAGTATTTTTTTTCTTAGATTTAAAGTAAGCCTCAAAAACTGCATCTTGTTTTGATACGTTCTCTGCTATTGGAAGAAGATTCATTGGTATCTCGTCATACAAAGGATTAACCTCTTCATCTGTAAGCAAACGAATAGACTCCCGTGTAATTTCAGGAGCTTGTACAGTTACTTCTTCTTGGACACCTTCTTGGGCAACGCCTTGAGGTTCTGCTTGGGGTTCTCCTTGCTCCACTTCTTGGCTAACTCCGGCTTCTGTGAGTACAGGAACTTGACCTGCTGTTTGGATTTGAATGGCATAATCTTTTGCTTCTTTACCTGTTAATGTATATGTGTAACCTCCTCCTACAAGTTTAGAACCTTTCTTTCCTATAGGTAATCCAAATATTTTTTCTCTTGTTTCTACTTCTGTTAGAGTAGAAAGTTCTGCTCTATCTCTAAATTGCTCAGGAATTTCTTCTAATGTTTCTACAGCAAATACCTTTACTTCATCATCCTCAAGTGAAGATATTTCTTCAGGAATAATAGTTTGAGAAACAGGCTTAGAATTAAGAATAATATCACTTATTTGTTGATTAATATTATTTACTTCTTGCTTTTGTTTTACTACAAGAGCATCATCTTGGGTCTCAATTTCAGTTTTTAAATTATTTCTTTTACTTAATAGATTTGCTATTTGAGTTTTCTCATCATTATTAACATCTAATTTTTTTACTGCATTAGATACCTGTTGTGCTTTATCAAAAATATAAACAGATTGTTTTGCATCTTCATCAGTTATTACACCATCCTTTACATTTTTAGCTAGATTTTTTACTAATACATCCCTAGATTTATTTGTATTTGTAATCTGTATTTGTTCTGAAGTAAATGGTTCTGCTTGTGAAACATTAAATATTTGATAAAGTTCAGATGGATTATCTTTTAAAATAGTATTAATATCTGATTTAGCTTTATTGGTCTCTACTATATTATTTATTTGTTCTTTTGCTTGTATGATATTAATTGGTGCTGAAAAAGCAACACCACTTCCACCTCCTATAATAAAAGCATCAGCAGCACCTTGAAAAGCAGGTCTTCCACTAATAAGATTTTGAGTTATTTGTGTTGCTGCTTCTTCAATTCCTTCTCCTAACAATCCAATTGGTGCACCGTACTTTTTTAAAGCACTCTTATACATTTCAACTAATCCATCTTTAAATAAAACTTTGCCCGCTTCAACACCTTCTTTTTTAATTATATCTCTATATACCTGCCCTATTGTACCTGTACCTATTGATGAGAAAACTGTTTCAGCAGACGACATAGCTAATGCTTTAATTGTCTTTTCAATCTCAGGCATATTGGGAGAATCTTCTTCTAATTGTTTTCTACTACTTTCTTCAAATGCAATTGTTCCTGCAGCAACTAATTCTGAAGCAGTAAGTGTTGCTCCTCCATACATCATTGCTAAACTAACAGGTGCAGACTCAACTATTCCACTACCTAATAATTCAAATGCATCTCCGTAGTTACCATCTTTTAAGTTTTCATATACGCCTGTTTTTTCATAATTTGCTTTATTAAAAGCTGAAACTCTTTCATTAAGTATTTTATCTTCCTCATCTAATTGTTTTAATATTGGATTTTCAATACCAAGCGTTTTGCCAAACTTATCGGCGTTCGTTGATATATCTAATCCTGTTGCCCAAGCAACTGCATTTTGAGGAGCTGAAAATATAGTATAAGTAGCTTCGGGAATTGAAGCCACAATTCTCGCCGCTTGATTTATGCCTATTGAAAATCGGTCTAACAGTTGACCTAAATATCCTTTATTTTCTTCTTCACTAGGTGCCTGATATGTCTGAAACCCTTTGGGTGTAGTATCAGATGGGGGTGGTTTTACAGGTATCTTAACAGGCTTTTGTTCCTGTTCAGCAATATATTCTTGTTGTGCTTGAGGAATTAATACAGAAGGTGCTTCAAAAGTCGGTTGGGAAAAGTCGGAGCCATCCTGTAAATTTGTGCCACCAATTGATAAACCTTTTTTTTTTACATTAACAGGTTCTTGTATAGCACCAATAGAAAACTCAGGAAATTTTGAGAACACTTCATCCTCTGTCTTATATTTACCACTATTAGATGTTGCAACAAAATCTCTTAATGATTGAATATCGTATCCACTTAATTCAGGAAATTTTGAAAGCAATGTAGCTTCATCAGCATATTTACCACTATTAGATGTGGCTATAAAGTCTCTTAATGCTTGTTTTAAATCCGGCATAATTATTTTTTTATCTTTCGTTTCCTCCTGTTATAGTACCGCTAGAACCTCCCCCTGTATTGGTTTGATTAATCAATTCAGCTTCAGCTTCTTTTTCTTCTAAGGTAGCACCTTTTAGATAATTTTTCTTCATCCATGCTTCAATAGCTTTTAAAGCAGCTTTATTTTTAACACGAGTTCCTACAGGAAACTCAGGTGACTCAGGTCTTCCATTTTGCTTAGGAATATAAATGCTATTACCTCTATAAGTATTATCAACTTCTATTCCATATTTACTTGCAAAAGCAGAACCGTTAATAGCTTTTTTAACATCTGAACTTTTTATTGAATTAATAACAGGTTCTCCAATATTAATAAGGTCATCCCTTAATGTTGTATTGTACTGTTCGATTGGATTTAATTTTTTTGTTTTTGTTTCAAATCCTGAAGCCTCAGTTGTTAAATTTATCTGTGCACCTTTAGGAAGTAAACTTTTAAATTGTTTTAATACCTCGTCTTCGTTAATACCCATTTTTGTTGATATAGTGCCAATTAATGATTCTGTAAACTTGGTTGGGTCGGCAAGATTTATACCATCAGCTTTAAATTTAAACACTTGTGTATTACCTTTTTCATCAACAATAGTATAACCTTCTTTAGTTTTATTAAATGGAAGTCCTGTTGAAGCACTTAAGTATTTAGTTCCTGATGAAGATTGATTTGCATTGCCGGTAAGAGAATAAACTAAGTTTTGAGCCACATTTTTAGCTGCCCTTCTCTTTTCATTAATATCAAGTTCTGTTGGACTAATTGCTCTTGGTTCTTGCAATTCTGCTTGAGGAGTAGGCTTTAGTTCTTCTGTACGTTTGTATTTAGCACGAAGTTCAGTACGCATAAAATCTTCTGATACCTTTATTTGCTCATCTGAAAACTCAGGAGTTTGCTGTCCTGAACTTGGGTCTACCTTTAATAGTATTTTATTAGGGTTAGCTTTTGCATCAGCGGCATCATTGGTAAATGTATATTGTAATTTATTTGGTGCAAATTTCTGACTATTGGTAAGCACAGATAGTCTATCGTATGGATTAACAAGAGAACCTTTTATAAATTGATTTTCTGAATCTGCAAATTGATATAAAATCTTTTTACCATCTTCGCTTAAATCAGTTCTTTTCCTAATATCTTCTACATTTAATATCAATCCTCCACCCGATACAGATGCTGTTTTAGCAATAGCACTTGTAGTCTCTTCTCCCAATCCTTTTACAAATGCACTAGTTACAGTATTGGTATCATACTTGTCATACTTTCCTGCTATTTGATTTTTTAATGTATTAATAGATGTAAACTCGTTAGGATTAGTATTCATTACGTAAACATCTTTACCATCAACCTTTTTTAATTCCTTCATTGCAACACTTACAGTGCCATTTGTAGGATTAATATATAGTTGAGACTTATTAAAATCTGAATAACCTTCTGCTTGACCCATAAGCCACTGCTCTAAATCTTGAGATTTATCTGTTTTATATCTTTCCATTTTATCAGCAAAAACTGCCTGATAATCTTTTGAAAGATTAAATGCTCGGTCAGTACCGTCAAGAATATTTTGTCTAGCAATAGTATAATCTTTTAAACTCATTTGACCTGACTTTAAAAGTCTGTCTTGCATTAACATAAATTGAGAAGCATTGTCACCATACTCTAATGCCCATTGATTAGCACCCTTATGTTCACCCTGTGGTGGGTTAGCTAACGTATTACCAAATTCACGAGATGCGGCATCAATTGCAGACTTTTTTTCCTCACGGATACGGGTCTCCTCTTTGAGCATATCGCTCATGTTCTTGCCAACCTCTGCCCAATTTATTTGAGATTCAGCACTCCGCTCTGCGTATTTATAATATGTTGCCATTAATTTTTTTTTATTTTAATAGGTTGAACGGGTCGTAGTTATTTAAATATTGTTTATTTGTAAATAACATTAGCCTTTGTTCAGGACTGAGTTCATTTCTAAATTGTCGGTACTGAGAATTGCTCATGCCTTTAATTTTTTCAAGGTCTAAATTTGTAAACCCATCCGTCCCTGCTACTCCCATTGATTTACTTACTCCATCATTTTTACCTTTAACATTACCGAAACTTTGAAACTGTTCAGTACTTAAGGTCATATTTCCAAGAGCAGATTTTTGAGCAGAACGATTTTGAGCAAATAATGGTAAAGCAGAAGCCACTTGTTGCCCTGTACTTACAACTCCTTGCATGGCTTGTTGTGTTGCTTGTGCACCTAACTCTTGTGCATTTGCTGCAGCTAACTGTGCACCCTCTACTTCTCCTAAATCTAATTGAGCACCAATATCACGAAGACGACTATCTTCTTGTGCACTTAACTTCTCAAGTGCACTTAATTCTTGACCAAATGCACTTCTTACTCCTGCTTGACCTTCTTGTTGAGCCATTTGAATACGACCTGCTGTAGCTGCAGCCCCTCTTTCACTCTCTACTCCTGCTTGTATAGCTTGAGCACCTTGAGCAAGCAGTGCTTCTCTCTCTAACTCGTATGGTTCTTTTTGGATAGATAAGTTATCATAAAAGTTAACCTCTAATTTTTTACGTGCAGCCTGCATTGCTGTATCAGCATCACGCTCTGCATTACGCATTGCTTGACGTTGCTTGCCTGCCTGAGAAAATGACATACCTGTTGATGCTGCTGTTGCTGCTATACCTACTACCGCTGCTGTTGTTACTGCCATGTTATAATAATTTTATCATCTCACCTGTATAGGAATCTCCTTTAATGTAACCAAGTTCTTCGTACATTCCTATTAGGCTTTGGTTTTTAATTAATGCGTAGCTATATTTGCTACCTGTTTTCTTACATATATCCGTTAATGAAGACACTAATAACTTAATAGCGTCTTTTCTTTGTGGCTTCTTGGTATATTCCTTGTTAGATATTATCCAATCTACCCATGCTACCTTGGAATTAGTTAAGTACATAAACCCGGCACATACAGGAGTTTCATTATCGTAAACAATTATACCACCTTTACCATCGTTAGGAAGAAAATCTCTTTGCGGAGGTTCCCATTTCCATTGCTTCCACCAACCTACAAGAATGTCATCGTAATCGCTTTCGTTTAATTCTCGTATATATAACTCCATATACTTACAAAGATATTAAATTTAAGGAAAACTTTTCATCACATCTGACTGCACAGCAAATAACTCTATCTTACTTGTTGAGTCATTGTCAATATTAAATGTGCAATAGTGACCTAACACTCCATGAGACTCAGCAATTGAGTTCTTAATATATAAGAAGTATGCATCGTTGATAGGTATGGGAGTTGTTCCTGAAATTGTTGTATCTATAGTTAATTGGTTTATACCATTAGGTAGGTCAACTGTAATAGCAGTTACTTCACCTGCAAGTATAGGTGTGGTGTAAGGAGGCAATGAGAAATAAAGATAATCTCCAATGCTTATAATGCTTCCTATAGATACAGCCACTGCAAAGTCAATCACATTACCGCCTGTAACTAGGATGCTTCTTCCAATACCATTAACACTTCTAAGTGAAAGCTGACCAACAGAGTCGTTACGTATAAAGGCAAAATAAGCTGCCTCTTTCTTTTCAAACCAATCCGCATCTATAAATCCTGAGAACTGTAGGTCTGTTTCCAAGGTTACAGACCACGATGAATCTCCTTGTAGATTTATTGTTTTAAACAATTTATTCTCAAGAGGAGACGTATTAAATACACTCTGCAAAGTTGTTGGCGTAAATGTTCCATAAAATGTATTCCTTAATGGGTTTACATTATGCCTATATAAATTGCCTTTATTAAAAGTATAGAAGTAGTTGTTCATTCCTATCATCCAATCAGGATAATAAGAGTAGAAGGATACCCATCCTCCAACCATGTCACTATATGATAATGTATAATTTGCCATATCTATTTATTTATGGAGTACAATCCACAGGACTAGATATTGCTCCTGTTGTATTATTGTATGTTCCTACCCATTTTTCATTAGTATCAGATGCTAATGCAAATAACACTCTATCTCCATTTCCAATAGTACCATTAATATATGGATTAGCTAAAGGAGGGTAATTATTATAAAACAATGTTACACCTGCTAATGTTGGTGAAGCAGCAAATACTGTCAAATTACCTAAACTTACATAAGTACCTGTTTGTCCACAAGCATCAGCAGCATCAACTGCATATCCAAATAATCTATATTCATATCCTGTTATTGGTGGAGGAATAGCACATACTCCTGAATCAATTACAACTCCATTACTATCTACTTCAAACCAATCATCCCCACCTACTATTGACCCTGTGGCAAGGTAAAATCCTGCAGCTAATGGTGTAGAACCATAAGCATCTGAATATACAAAGTCATATATACCTACTGTACCTGATGTCCCTGCTAATGATGCATTGTAATAAATAACTGTCTCATATAAAGTACAAGCAGCAACTGCAGATGCAGCCATTACGCTTGAGTTAAACCCTACAAGTAATACAGGGCATTCAACTATTATGTTCCAATCGGTACTTAAACAAGGACCAACTATTTCAATATTTACAATAGAAGGAGATGCGGTTAATTTAGGGATAACCATCATCGTATTGCCCGGTGCTACTGAACTTAAAGACACATCTCCTGCATTTACTGTTATAGCTTGCGTGTTACCTGTTAAGATAAATACTGCTCCATCATATAAATATTCAGGCAATGCAGGATATGTTGTGCCTGATATTCCGCAGTCAGAAGCTATTTCACCTATATAAGTAAAGTTTCCTGAAACAGTGCTTTCATGTATACCGTCTATTGGCGATGTTAGTTTATTATACACAACAGAGTTAAATGTTGCTCTAATGCCATCAGGTACATCATAAGGGTCAAACCTAATAATTATTGCACCAAGGTTTGCTCCTGCCTCTGAATCAAGTAAATAAATACCCTCTGTACCTGATTGTGTAATCTCCTCTCCACAAGGAATGGTACAAGAAGGACAAGTCTGTTGAGGTAATAATACCCCACTAACTTGCTCTCTTGAGATAAGACCGTCAGAATAAAATCCATCTAAAGCAAAAGTCGTCAATGCCGCATCATCAAATACAGCAGTCGCTGTTCCAAGTGAAGGTGAGTTTAAATAATATGGTCCACTTACTGCCATGGGTATTTTAAATTAAATTACTACAATTACAACAAACATCTTCTATATCTACATTTGAATAACATAGGGTAACCGGTGTTGATTGTCTAAAATCCCATATTAAATACAAATAATCATTAAGTGAAGGTACAGTAAAATCAGCATAGTTATATGTTCCACTTCCTACATTTGGTGTTGCTGTTGTTGCTAAACCTAATAGAATATTTATATCAACAGTATTATTTCCGTACAATGTATTGGTAACGTGGTATTTAAAACTATCAGAAGCACTATCAAAAACAAATGTATCAGAAGCAAATTGATTTGAAATTAAACTCATTACACTTCCTGCAGGTGGAAACGCACCTGTACCTATAAAATCTGTAATTATATTATATCTTGAAATAAGTGGATTAGTAGTTCCACTATCAAAAATTACAAGAGCTGATTGCAATGGAGATGTAAAGGCTCCACTTACATACCTATATTGCGTATGCACGGTCTGTGCTGAATCGTAATCGCTTGTTAGTACAATTTGTACTATGCTAAGAGATGCTGAATCAGGGCAGCTCGCAAGTACCTGTAGGACAATATCTCCTGTGTAGTCAATTGTAATGGTTGCAGTCTCTACAGAAATAGTGTCTTTATTAAAAGATAGCACTCCACTTGTACTAACTACTCCCGTTGTATTAATATTGCCATCGTAATCAACAGTTATCTCAAAATCACCACCTGCACTTATACTTAATACATTATATGTTATATCCGTGACGCCTATAGTAGGACCTAAATCAACACAATACTCTACTTGTCCTTGTACTTGAGGTAACGTACTTAGTGTAAACGTCTGAGCAATACCACAAGCCAAACACTGTGGATTGGTTGGAAGTTCAATGTCATTGCTTGACAGTACGTACTCATTCATGTATGGGTCAAATGAACCAAGTTTTTGAGTATTGAATGATGTATTAAACTCATCTCTAAAATAAGTACGCATATTCATCTCAGAGACAACTTTAAGTTGGTCGTTTGAGTATGAATCTCCTTTTAGCTGTATAACAGCTCCACGTTTTACATCAGTAAAGTATCTATCATAACCCCACTGTACATAACTCTCAGCATTAAAGCTGATGCCATATTTCTCAGTGCGTGTAATTTGGTTTCCTAATACCTCAGGTACCGAAGCTATAACGCCACCTCCTGTTGAGTCAGATATAAGATTCTTACTAGACAAGACATAAGATATTTTGTCTTCTTGTAACACAAGAATGTCATTGGCTCTACCATCTAAGATATAAATATCTCCAAATGACGGCTCCAATACTTTATAATTTAGCAATCCTAAGTTAAACTCATTTAGCTTATTTACATTTGATTCAGCACTGTACACGCCACTATATGTAATATCAGAGAACCTATCAGCTTCTTTATAGTCCTGAGCAGATACGCTTGTAACCCTATTCCCAAGATTAAAAGAGTTCCCTACAATTGAGTCTCTTATTTTATAACTCTCGGCTCCATTACCAAAGGCAAAACAATTAAAGAACTTAGTATCCACAATAGCCGGTAAAGGCGGTATTGCACTAATATCTTGGTTTTGAACATTGCCCATGTGATTACCATTCGTAATTGCAAATGACATCTCATTCTCAAAAAACACATCAGGCAATGCATCGGATGGTTCTGTTTCAAATATTATTGTTTTATCTGAACGAAATACAGTAATATTAACTTCTACGTTTGATGCACGAGCATTAGGTTGAAAAAGACCCGTACATGGCAACGTGCCTGTAACCATTAACTCAAGTTGGTTAGTCGTTATATTTCTAATAAATCTATAATAATTAATACATAAAGCGGTTGATATATCGTTTATAGTATTAGTTATTGTTGATATAAACTCATTATCAGGAATACAGTCTCCACCTCCTGCATATCTTATTCCATCATTTAAAAACTGCTGTACATTTTCACCAACAAACCAATCATACATATTATCGTATGAGTTTCCTGATATAATAGTTCTTTCTAATGTATTTCTTCTTTCCTCACAAAGACTACCTACACCATCTCTCCATTGTTTTATAGAAAGAAGTATTCGACTACCTGAAGGAACATCATAATCTGAAAATTCCCAAGTAGGGTTTGTTGGGTCAAATCCTGCTGTTTGAGCAGTATTCATTGGATAGTATAGTATAGGATAAGGTCCTCCTTTAGGAGAAGTTTCTTTTATTTTACCGGGTGCTATAATAGCTTGTTGGTCCTGAACAATATTAAAACTGTTAGGATTAATTTTCATGTAAACTCCGGCAGGAATAGGAATAAAAACAGAAGGGTCTAATTCGGTTGGTATCTCAATAAAGTCTGAACTCTGAGAAGATTTCTCAAGAACAGTAGCATACACACAAGATGTAGTAGCACCATTTGAATCAGCTTTTACTATTAATCTATCTCCCGTTTCAATCTTACGTGCATTCTCACCCTCAAGTAAGAAATATGCATTATTAGTAAGTGGGTCTTCAAAAAATATACTACAATATATTGTCTCGTAATTCTCTTCGTCAGGCTTTATTACAAATTTATATCGTGTAGCCCACGCAGGAGGAAGTTGTTGTATGGGTATAGTTACTTGAATTGAATTTTTAAATGCAGATAATCCACATGGTATATGTTCTGTATTTGTAGGACTAACCAATGCGGTTGTTGCTCTATTAAACTCATCCATGTAAACAATACCAATCTCATAGTCACGATTACTGTGTAAACTTTGAGGATTTGCTATTTCTTGAAATGTAGCTTCAGCAAAAGTAACTTGATAGTATTCATAAAATGTTTGAGTTGGAGTAGTTGTGTTATCAACATATTGCATTGCAGGAAATTGTAATCCAATTTCACTACTTGCAGGACTTGTAACAATCCCTATTGGCTCACCAACTGCACTTATTCCACTATTATTTTTTATATATGCATTTAAGTTATTTGGTATTGCACAGTTGAATGCATCAGTAAATGTTGTACCATTACAAGAATTTGCAACTGTTTGAATATTTGCTATATCACCAACTGCATTTTGAAACTCTATACTTGTAGCTAATGCATACACAGAAGTATATGTAGTTGATAAGAAAAATGCAAAATTTAATCTAACTTCACCTGTCTCCTCAGTTGGAAAAGGTGCTTGTCCTGTAAAAGGGTCAAAATGCTCTATGGTTACATCTAAATTAATTGCAGAGCCTGCTATTAAATTTTGTCCTGCTAAATCAAATGTAACTATAGCATTAGTAACAGTTACTGCTCCATCAATAGTATAGTTTCCTTCATCGGTTGCATCAGTAATACTTGTATTTCCTATAGCTTCAGATATTAAAGAAGTTGTATACTCAAACTTTATAGGAGACCCATTATCATCAATCAAATCATATCCTTCAACATAGTTTCCGTACATCAACCTATTGCCCATTATTGTTTGAGCTTTTGCAAATCGAGGTACATTATCATACAGTCTTAATAATTCAGACTCAGATAGAATTGTAAATATTTTACTATTTGTAAATGTATAATCGTAGTCAGTATTGTCTACAAGACCTAAATTAGCCTTGTCAAGTTTCTCAATAACTTTAATGATATTACCATCTGCTTTCTTAAAAAGAAGGTCAACACCAACCACTAAAGAGCCTCCTGAGTTATATGTAATTCTTGCAGAGTTGCAAAGATTAGTCATACCCTCATTTAAAAAACTCTCAATACTAAAACTAAAAGGATTTGGAACAAATGAAGGTTGAGACCACTGAGATGTGGCACTGTACTCTCCATCAATATATCTATACCTATAAGCAAAACAAATAAATCGTGTATTTAAAAAGTTTTCTTGACCATTAATTACAAGAGGTTCTACAGCAGGAGATTCTGTAGGTGGTTTCTTAATTACAAGCAACGACTCTGCATTGACTTGGTCTATATCAGCAATTGGATTAGGGTAGTTTCTATTTATATTTATAAATCTTGGAGCATTGTAATCATCTGTAAAGAACAATAAGTCATTTAATATATCTGTACCCGTTATAAGATAACTTGGATTAAAATTTAATTTAGTATCTACACCACCCCCATCGTCTATACTAACAACATGATATGTTAATATATTTGTAAATACATTAAATGATACTATTAAATCAAGTTTCCCTGTAGCTCCTAGACCAAAACTTGGGTCATGAACAAACCAATATACATTCTCATTTGCAGCATCGGCAATAGCTCCAATACATCTTGCGTCTACACTTAGCGGTGTACCATCAATATAAGTTAATTCAGTAAGCGAAAGATTTCCTTTTGTATTCTCAATAACTCCAACCTCAGAGTTCTCTGTAGACCCCATCCTAATATTCATAGCATCTACATACTCACCATCAGGAAGCAACCGTTGGTCAATGATTTTATTCATTCGACCTGCTATAAAGTTTCTTGTAATGTTTGCCATTTATTTTATCTGCTTGTCCATACCCCTCATGTTCATTAAGAGTCTGCCCGGATGAATATTGCTAATTCTTATTTTTGCATTGTTTAACAATGCTTTTCTTTTTTTACGAGCACGAGCAATAACATATTCTTGAACACCAAGTTTAGAACTTAATATTTCATATTCTATTGCTGCATAGATGTAGGCTTCAAACAATTTATTTACCGTAATCAATGAATTATCTCCACCCTCCATGCCATCTGATACGTATTCTAAGATGCATTGCTCTCCTGACATTGGAGAATCAAAATTTATAACTCCTGATTTTCTATCAATATTAAATGTAGGATTAAAGTTTGCAGTCTCTGTATTTAATCCATAAGCTCCCCCTATGCTATTCTCAAAAACCCATCCCCCATCAATATTCCAACCTGATTGCCCATCAAATTGATTATTTTGATTTAGATATATGCTTTTTTTCAGATGCGTTAATCTATCATAGTCAATCTCAGAGTATTGTGGAGATAGTGCATTACCATCTTGGTCAAACAAAATCCTGCCTGTATTATCTTGAAGATATGCTTTAGACGAAATTGTTTGAATATTCTCAGATAATGGTCTAAGCAATCCATCTTTGTACATAGATATACGAACCCAATTTATATAATCAGAAGGTAGAATATACCTTAAGTTATCAGGTACCGTTAGTTCTAATACTTTTATTTCTTTAAAAGCATCGTAATTTAATTCTTGTATAGCACGCTTAGTATGAAACTCTATTTTATAACGAGGTTCGTTATTAACTAAAGAGTGATTTCCTGAGTACATCAACTGAAAATTATTGACAATGTCAGTTAAACTAACATATTGATAAGAACCCCAATTAGCATCTTCAGGAAGTACTCCTGCATTCTCATAATATTGATACTGTGATATATATGCCATATCTTAAAAATTTATTGTTGCATACTAAATGTAGGTTGCTCATGCTGTTGTTGAGCCATACCAAATTGAGTAACTTCAGTTTCACGAATTGATATTCCACAGTACTCAAGTATTTTTGTAACTAATTTATACTCATCTTCTGTAGGTAATTCAAAGTCTTGATAATCATTTTGTGATTGGTCAAATACAGGCTCTCCATTAGTAAGTACAACATAAGTCCATTTTGGAACTTTAGGGTATCTAAAATAGGTGGCTTCAATCTGACCCTTATTACTTATCGTTACAGGATAAAAAGTTAACTCATCACCTTGTAATGCGTAAATAGGAAACTCATTTGTCGGATTAGTTAAATTAGACTTTACTAATAAAGAAAGTTTATTATTAACTACTTTTTCAGCTTGAACAATAGTAGAAGAAGAAAAAATACCATACGTATTGGGAGTTGCAAGAAAGATGTTTGAATCTAATATTATTACTGTATTACTTGATACAGAAACAACTTTACCCACTAATCCTGTTGTTGTATTGGTTACTACATCTCCTGCAATAATATCAAGTGACAGGAAGGTAGCTGAGCTATCTACTAGTTGATTACTGACAACCGATGTATTAGTTCCTGTATCTAAAACAACAGGTCTACATATAATGTCTAAAAGCATATAGGTATAATATCCCGTAGTTGTAGGACTTGGCATTGAAAATTTATTTGCAGAAACCTTAAACAAATAGTCTGTACGCAAAAAATATTCTAATACTTCTGCTATAGGCTGTTCAATGTCAGCGTAGTCTACACCCGAAATACGAGCGTTTTCAGCATTTATAACCTTATTATAGTTACTAAAGTACTCCTCATATATTTCTAATTGTGAGTTTTGAGCAAACAAATTGAAATCAGAAGGAGAAATATATCCATAATTGTTTTTATTCAACACAGATAATACCGCATTTCTAACTGAGTTTATCATTAGTTCTTTTTTTTCAAATATACATAAAAAAAAAGAGGGTACAACAAGTACCCCCTCCTCAATAATTAGTCAATAATAAAAGTTTTACTATGATAAAGTTGCATCTAACATCTTTAAAGAATCAATACCATCATCACTTTGAAGGTAATGTGCTACCATTTCGTATGGGTCTTCTCCAAAAGGAACAGATAGCATTTTCTTTTTGTTTGTTGCAGTATTAAACCATACTTCTTTTTCACCATTTCTTAGTATCAATAGTTTGTTTTCAAAGAATAAACGAATCCTAGCTTGAAATTTTAACTCAGGGTCGTTCAATATATTCAAAAACTCTTTAGGGTCTCTCTTAGCAAATATTAATATGTCACGCTTTAACTCAGCAGTTGATACTGTTGATGGGTCTTTACCAAACATCACTCGTGTAAGAGTTTCAAGTTGGTCAAGTGATAATTGACGTGCTTCAACTAAAGCCTCAATCTCTAAATTTAAATCGTCAACCTCTACTGCAGCATCTTTTTCTTTGTTTACTTCAGAAAATATAGTACCATTAAAAGGATGATAGTGAAGAAATTCTTGCAATACAGGATTGTTTTTAGGAACTCGCAAAAACCCATCTTCAAATACAATAGGTTCTATAATTGCATTTCCATCTTGCTCATCTTCAAATGGGGACTTTTGGTTTGTTGAATATCTAAGTGACCTATTAATATTATTCTTTTCATCATACCACATTAAAGGAAATCTAGGATGATTTCTTGATGCTAATGTATAAGATAAAGGGGTTCCAATTTTTAATTTATAGACTTTGTCTATGGGGTTTATATTTTTTGCCATTATTTATTTAATTTAATTTAATTTAATTTAAAAAAGGAGAGTGTCTTTAAGGACACCCTCCTATCAATTACTGTCTTATCACCCAAAACGGAATAATACGAAGTTGTTTGCACCTAAAGTACATACAGCACGCTCAGAAAGGAAGTTAACCTCCATTGCATCTAAGTCGCTTGTAGCAGCACCACCGGCAGAACCTGTAATCCAAGTTTTGTACCTACGGTCTTCAGCTTCAGAAGCACGATACCTTACGTGTAAGAAAGGACGCTTTGCGTTCTTGCCCATGATTTGGTCGTATACTGAAGTAGAACCTGCAGGAACTAATAAACCCGTGATAGTACCTGTTGCAGTTGAAGCAGCAGTACTCAAGCCACCACGCATTGTTGGGTCGTTTAGGTATTTCCAATCAGACTTGTAGAAGTCATATCCTCTACGGAATCCTGTGAAACCTAAGTTCAACGCCATGTCAACATCATTGTCGAATAGACCAAAAGATGCACCACCGGCAGCACTAGAACCGTTAAATCCGTTTAATGTAGCCAACATATTGTCAATGTCAAAACTTAATCCACGATTAACAAATACTACGTTCTCTTCGATAGCACCTTGCTTGTCAAGACGAGAAACAATTGAATCCCAATCAGAAAGTGAAGTTGGTGTACCACCTCCCCACACGTTACCACGAAGATTTACAACGTAGAAGATACCTTGAGAACCAATGAAACCTGCAGTTGCAGCACCTGAAGCAGATGCGGCAGGAACTGCTTCAATCATTGAAGTTTCCAAGTAATCCTCAAAACGAAGACGAGTCTCGTGTTCTGATTTCAAATACCAAAGGTATCCTGTAGCACCATTCTCGGTAGTTACTTCAACCCATCCGATTTGAGCCATGTCAGAACCGTTAACCGCATACTTATCTTTGATGATAATTGGGTTGTTAGAGTAGATGTCATCCTCAGATTCCAAAGAACCAACCATTCCGTTAGTACCTTTCTTGAACTCAGAACCATAAATAAATACAGTACATTGAGTAGAAACTGCGAATGCTTGACCTGCAGTCTCATAGTAAGCTACTGTGAAAGTAGTTGCTGAAGGAACTGCTGTTACGATAGCCTTGTTGAAAACACCTGATGAATTATTTTGAATCATCAAAGTTTGTCCAACACGGATAGCAATGTAAGTAACACCTGTGTCAGCTACTGTAAAAGTTGCTGTATTTGATGCTGCTGCTGCTGCTGAAGTACAACTTGTGTACTTGATGTGTAAACGTCCTTGTTCTGCCCATTTGATTTGGTCAGAGTTAGAAGGCATCTCTGCTCCTACCATACGTAAGAAGGATGCTATTGTACGATTACCATAACGCTCAAATTCTTTTTCATAAGTATCGGGAAGATATTGATTCAAGAAGTCAAAGTTGGTAATGTAGTTTGTCTGTAACGCCACCTGTTCTGCAGCAGGCTGCAGGGCGTAGGTGGGGTTGCTTAATAATGCACTTGCCATTTTTTTTTAATTTAAATTGTTTTAAAATCGTTTTATACTGCGTATTTTCAGGTTTCTACCTGAATCAGGATTTACAGCTTTTACCTTAAATCCGTCATTTGTTTTACCAATTTCAGGTACTCTACGTTCAGACATTTGAATATTTTTAATGCCTTTCATTGTACCTTCCGTTGCATCTGACTGTCCTTGTTCATAAAAGAACTTAGCAAATTTTTCAGGATTCATTGCTATTGACAATGACCTATGATAGCCTGATGCGTCTTTCATTAAACCTTGCTCATCCAAGAACCTATTAATAAAGTTCTGTGGAGTTGATTGGTTTTTTTTCAACTCATTAGCATCTCCCGGAGCAAACGTGAACTTCTTGTCATTAACATTAAACTCAAAACCTTTGAACTCACTGTTAAAAACATCATTCGTCTTTTGGTCAAACCATTGACGTTTACGATTGTTTTCCTCCTCTATGGTCTTTGCCTGTTGGGTATATTGCTTATAGCTTTCGTATACTTCTTTTTCTTCATCGGAGATAAATACCGTTCTTGACTCAAGAGGCATCTTATATTTCTCCTTGTGAGAATTGAAGTATTTCTTGGCTTCAGCAAGAACTTTCTTCTTTGTGATTTTTACTCTTTTAATGGTTGACTCATCATCCAAATCTTCATCGTATCTGTAATCATCCATTAACGACTCGATGTCATCACTATCGAGTCCTTCCTGCGTAGCAGTTAAGTATTCTTTAAGGAGCTTATCAGGTTCCATTGAATCAAAATCTTTTTTAAGATTAATAAAATCTTCAAAACCTCTGCCTGTTTCCTTTTTATATTTCATATAAGCAGCTACATCTTCCGGAATAACCTCTGCGTTTTCACGTTCAGCTACTAAATCGTCTAATGAGTTAATCTGCTTATTATACCTTTTACCAATATATGAAAGAACGTCTGCCTCTTTGTATTCTATTTCTACTGCTGCAGGTGCTTCTACTACTTCTGATATTATTTCTTCACCACCTGAACCATTATCTTGGTTCATTTCTTTTTCATGCTTATCAAGCAATTCTTGTTCTACTTGTTGAACACTTTTTGGTTCAATTATGTCCAATGCTCTTACTTTATATTCCATTTGATTTAATTTGATTTATACAAACTTAGATAAAAATTCTCATATTTTAACGAGGCTCAAATTCAGCTAAATCAAATCCGTCTAAACTATCCTCATTTGATTCAAAACTCATAGGGGGTAGATTGTTCTTTCTTTGATTAATTAATTTAGATTGCTCGCTATTTTGTTGACTAATTCTTTTTGCTTTTGCATCTTCTTTCATTTGGTCTCTTTGGTCTAAATTATTAACCTCCATACCATGAAGTTGCATATTATAGTCAAACTCTTCACGCATTAAATAAGACTTCATCTCAGCTTCTTTCTCCATCTTCTGAATATCAAATGCTACTTCTGCTTGTTTAATCTGCATTTTAGACCTTGTTTCCATCTCAATCTTTTGCATAGCAACTTGAGATGCCAACTCTTGAGACTTCAATTGTTGTTGAGCAATCATGGCTTGTTTTTGCATAGCCATTTTTTCTTCACGTTCCTGAGTCTTAATCCGTTTCATCTTTAACAATTGGTTCGCAAGTTTTAAATTACGAATCTCACGAATGTCAATTGCATCCTCAAGATTAATATCTCCTTTTGCTAATGCCATTTGTATATTAGCTTCAAGCTGTGCTTTCTGCTCTTCATCAGGTGAAATCTCAATAAATATACCAAAGTCATATATATAAAGGTCTTTAATCTCATTCAATATAGAGACATTGTATTTACCAATTTGATTAGCAAACTCATCTTTAAAGTCTGCATATTCTAAAATATCACCTACACGATAAGTTAAAGCCTCAGCTAATGAACGATAAATGAACAAAGAAGCATCCAAAATATGTCTTGTTGCTGTATTTGAATTTAAAGCAGCTAATTTTTGTAGACCAACTAATGAATTAGGGTCAGGGTTAGAACCATCTCTTGCTTCATTAAGACCTGTTACAGACCTAATCATATCAATGTAATGATTCATGTTAGTAATAAGCATCTGCGTTTTACCTATACCTGAGTTAGAACTTAATTGAGTAATAGGTACTCTTGCATTATTAAAGTCACCATCCTGAGTAAAACTACGTCCAATTACACTACCTGTTTGGAAGTATAACCTAAGTGCATCTTCAGGATTATAAGCATTACCTGTACCTAAATCAATCTCATTTAATCCATCGGCATCAATAAATACTCCATCAGGAACAACTCTTGCAATTACTTGTTGAAGTTTTAAGTGTGTAATTTGAATCAAGTCAGCAAATGGTATCATTCTTCTGCATAGAGATTCAATAACTCCCTTATACATACGTGGAGCACAAGCAACATAATTAGGCAATGCGTGTTGAGATGCGGACTTAGGACGAACCATATTCTCAGACATCTTCCATTGTAATAGCATACTAGTACCCATTACCATGATACCTTCATACCAAACGTCAATAGTTTTTTCAATTTTTTCAAACTTACCCTCTTCCATCATTTCAACAGGAGGATTAAAGTTTTCATCTTTCTCAATAATTCTTGAACCACCACCCTCAAGTATCTTTTTCTTATAAACTACTTTCTTGGTAGATTTATAATTAAAATACATTAATGTACAAGTGTCACGATAAAACAAACTGTTCTCATAAAATTGAGCAACATTGTAATAATCATACCATCCTTGACTGTATTGAGTAATTTCTTGTAAATCTTCTTTAGTAAGAGTAGGGTCAATTTTCATTAACTCTGTTAATGAAACAGTCTTAATCTCACCCCAATAAAAACAATCTCTAAAGTAAGGGTCTTCTGTGTAACTATAAACAATGTTAGCAGGGTCTACATAGGATACTTTAACACCCGCTCCTTGTAAAAACTCATGCTTTGCAACACCAAGACCTATAACAGTAATGTCATAGTCACTTCTTTTTCTGATGTCATCGTAATGATTGTTATCAAATATTGTATTGATTGCCTCTTCTTCTGCTATCTCAATAGCAGGTTTATAATTAAGTTGCATATATAATGACAATTCCTCGTCAGTATTTGGTAGTTTATCAGGTTCCATTAAAAATGGATTAACACCTGTTAGTTCTTGAATCTTTGTAAGTACAGGTTTACCTGCCATTTGAGTTTCAAGCATATCTTGGTATTTGCTTCTTTTAGATTGAGACATTGCATCCTGTGCATACGCCTTAACCTTAAATAATCTATCAGACATACCATTGACAACAATGTCAATAAATTTAGGAAGTATAGGAACCGGAGTCCAATCTAAGTTTAAATAAGATAAGTCACCATCAATAGCTAGTTCATTTTTATATTTTGCAATTGATTGTTCGCCACGAGCATAAAGTCTAAGTCTACGGAAATCTCTCCATTGACTGTAATACCTACAAGAGCTACCATCTTTTCTGAACCACTCATATTGGATAGCTTGCCCCACTTGTAACCCAAATGCATCCGAAGCCTTCTCTGCATCAGTTGCTAACTGACTTGGGAATGAAGTGGAATTTATCTCTATTTTTATGTCGTTTTTCATCTAATCAATTGACTTGTTGTTCCTTCGTTTGTATACTTAGCGAAGTTAATAATTAATTTTGATTCTTTTTTCTCAGGAATGTATAGGTGCTTTTGATTAGCCATTATGCACAATCCTGAACTAATAGATGCATCAAATGTTGTTCTGTCGTTTATATCAAACTTTGCCCAATCTTCAAGAGTCCTTGTAAATGGCATTGTTCCCATCTCTTCAGGGTCTCTATACTTAGCCTCTAAGTCTAATCCAACGTGTTTTTCTATGTACGATTCAATTGCTGAAGCGTGTGATTGCTTAACATCTTCTGAAGTATTTGGAATACCGCCCAATTCTCGTTCAGTCTTTGTCAGTTTAGCCATCTGTTTGTCAGGTCTATTAATAGAAAATCCTCTGTATCCTCTATTTTTTATATGATATAAAAGTCTTGGCTTATTATTTTCTACTAAGATAGGCATTCCGTAGAATATACAAGCCATAAGCACTTCCTCAAAAAATATCTCTGCCGTCTGTGGACGAGCAACATACTCCAAGAAAAACTCATTAACAGGAGCCTCATCCATGTGGAACTTAGTCATACCGTGCAATGCACCATTTGACCCACGTCCACCAACTACTGCTGAGATGTCATAGGAGTCACAACCAAATGACCCAAGGTGCTCATTGCCGGGATATTTAATACCATTACGTATATGCACATTGTTCTGCATATGTTTGGTTGGTGCCCAACTTATAAGGAATCTACCACGTGTGTCAGGAGTCCATATTACATCAGTATCTTTAATGCCATCTTTCCATGAGAATGACCCACGAGTAAGGTAGTGCTCCTTAATCATTGAGTCATTGTAGTCAATTTGTTGATATAGTTTGGTTAAGTTAAATAAAGACTGCTTACTTTCATCTCTAAAAGCATGAGATTGTGTCCTTGGAAACTGACGGTAAAATTCGTTTAACGCATCGGCATCACTCTTTAATGAGTCTACCTCAGCCTCCCAATAGTCTATTGCTCCATTTGTAATCCAATTGCCGTCAACCCCCATTACAGGTTCTTCAGGCTTTCTGAATACAGGATGACCATACCTATCAATAAAGCCTTCCATGTTCCATTCCATTGGAATAAACAAGGAATATAGACCACTCTTAGTCTGTCCGTTGGCATTTCGTTTTGATATATCTGAATCTTCAAACATATCTTTATAGTTCTGCCCACCTTTTGATAATGCATTTGAGGTAGACCCCATCATACACTTACCAATAATCTTGCTGCCTAATCGAAGACACGTCTTAGTAACACGCCAATTCTCTTTGATGTTTACCGGCTTAGTCCATTTTCCCGATTCGTCATGTGCCAATAATAATAATTTTTCTCCATCATAGGAGTTGTCATCCGTATTTTTCCAATCTATTGACGTGTCAAGACCTTCTACTTCTGTATCATCAGCATCATACATATTCTTTTTGGTAATCTTGGTTGCCGGTATTCTGAATGATAACTCTGTTTTAGGTTTATCCATACCATCCATAATAGGTTTGAAAAAAAATGGAAAACGACTATTAATAGGAACAACCTTATCCGTAAACATTTTTTTAGCATCGGGTCCCGTCTTTGATAACATACCTATACGTGCATTTCGTGCAAGCGTACCTATGTTTACACACTCCGATGAAGCCATAAAAGAAAATCCTGAACGTCTTATCTTTAGATAGATAATGCCAAATGACCTTGGGTCAGCACGACAGGCTTCCCAAAATATCCAATAGAGACGATTGGCTTCACGAAAATCAGGGTAGCCAACGTCAATACTTGACCACTGCAAGTACGTATAATGAGAGCCTGTTATGTAAGTCTTTACGCCATTATTCATGAACCAAAAACCTTGCTCACGAAAATCAAACTCGTTCTCAATATAATCTACCCAACGGTTTTTAAATTCTTTTGGCTTTTCGTTCCATTGAAATATGGATTGTATTCTTGCTAACTCACGAGGGAGTTCTTGGCGTTCCCAATATTGTTCAACTTTTGATACGTGTCTTTGAAGACACTTATTGGGAGTGGCAGGCAATGCTATTTTAAGTCCTTCAATATCTACTATCTCTCCTATCTCACCTGTCTTTGAGATTACTGTAACATTGTATTGTTCGTTATAGCCATAGAGCCAAGACTTCACTCTGTTTTTATTAGAGATGACACTTGCCGGTATATAGTTTTCTATTATTCGGCACAGACTATTGCTTTGACCTTCGTTCTGCAAATCCTTGTTTTGTATCTGTTCTGCTTACTCCACGCTCTGCGGAGTCAAGATTTTCTTTTTCTAATTCTATTCTACTTAGTATCTCAAACGCATCAAAGATAGCTAACTTTTTAGCGGCTGCTGCATTCTTCATTTTATCTGCAGATACATCAGTATCTGACTCGGTATTAATAATATCTTCTTCAGCTACTTTAATAAGATGTGATACCGCTTTATACCCTGCCTCAATGATTCTTAACTTTATCTCTCTAGTATCTCTCATTACTTGGCTTTTAAAAATATTATCTGAACCAATCGAGATTGTTCACCTGAGCCAAAGTTCTCAAGAATATTTCTTGAATGTGAGGCATCAGAGCTAAATGCAACCATGCGGTTGAATTTAGAATACATTGTAAACAAAGACTTTTTATCTTCATCATAGATAGTTGTTCCATCATTGTCAGGTGCTTGTTCATTTAAGTATAAAATACAAGTAATATGACCCATCATCTCATCCGTATGAACAAAGTTTGGCTCTTTCTGATTTAATGGAGACTTTCTTACAAAATTAAATGAAACATTGTATGAAGTAAATAGTTCAGATACATACTGAGCAAACTCATCGTTATTATCTCTTGGCTGAATATTTTTAAATGTATTATCCCCGTCTGCAATATCTTGAAAGCCATGCTTGTGTATGTCCTCAACATAAGCAAGAGGGTTTTTTAATATATTATCAAATGTAATTAGATTCATAATTTCATTGTTATTTGATGGTCATACATTCTATATAGCTTCTCATCATCCACTGTGAACTCATATTCGCTGTCAGGAGAGAAGCAAACCATGTCCCCGGACTTTACCCCTTTCTCTAATAAGTATTCATTAGGGTACTTCATTATGCCCATCAACGGCTCCTCTGAAAAAGGCTTCTTAATATAGCTTTTAGTTGTAGGAATTGGCTTTACAAAGCAGTACCTATCATAGGCATTCCACGTAGAGTTATGCTTATACATAAAGAATTGGTCAGGCTCAATAAAGAATAGGTCGTCTTTAAAAAAAGACTTACCACTCTTTTGCCTACCCCTTACATCATTGTAGAACTTAAAAACATTGTGGTGTACAAGAAGAGTATCTGACTTTTGAATAGGTCCGGCATAATCTAATGGCAACTCAACGACTTCTGCAAATCGGTTAGAAAACTTGTGGTCTTCTTCAGAGGTGCTGACAATAAAGTCAACACCACTTATCTCTTTTGTGTTATCGTATCGCTTTCCATTAGCCGGCTTGGCTATGAAATAGAATGGCGACCTCATTAGATGTTTATATTATATTCAATTGAAATAGGTATAGTAGAATTAAATTCTTTCCAAAGAACTATTTCACTCTTTTCATTAATAATATATATTTGAATAGATTCTTTGGTGGAGTTAAACTTAATTAAATGTATTTCATTAGTATCTCCAAGAACTTTTTGCCCTACAAGATAATGCATAGCACCACCTTTATAGTCA